ACCAAATGGCCGAGGCCATGATCACGCAGATGAAGGACAACCTGGTGTGGCTGCACAACCAGTGGCGTCCTGAACTGCGCGAGCGGTCCCGACTCTGGTATGTGGGTGGGAATCGAATCTCACACCGCATGGCTTCGCGGTTTAGGACCGAGCCCTGGCGTGTGGCCGCCGTGATTGCGGCGACCAGCCCTCAGAAGGACTGGTTCCAGAACGTCTCTTTGGCCGAGCGCATTCTGGAGGCTGTGGTCAACAACTCGCAGATGGTCTGGACGGCGCAGATGACCGAGACGGTCAACTCCCGCGACTGGGGCGGCAAGGAGTCGCGCGATCTTGGGTTCACGCCGCGCAATGAAATCTCTCGCCTGCAGGGCAAGACCTTGCGTGATCTGTACGAACCTCAGAATCCGCAGTCTCTTTTGGATATGGCGGTATGGGTTCGCGCTTGGGATGAGACGTACAACCCCCGCATGGCCCGGGTGATCTCGCCTGAAGGCAAGTTCATTGATGAGTTCGACTCGACCAAGGACGGGCGTCCAATCGGCCTGCGTTGGCAGAGTTTTGCCACCATTGCCAAGACGCTGGACATCCTGACTGCGCCTGATCGGGCGACAGTGTCTGCCATGATCGGCTCGAACCATAAGGTTCGCTCGTTCTACAACAACATCATCGCGCCGTTTGATGATGAGGACGTGACCATCGACACCCATGCCGTGGCCGCCGCTCTGATGCGTCCTCTGGGGTCGTCAGCCACCGAGGTGGCTCACAACTTTGGCACCAACGAAAAGGGGATGCCGGGACCGAAGAACAGTGCCATCACGGGACTTTTCGGCACCTACCCGATCTACGCTGAAGCCTATCGCCGTGCGGCCCGCGAGGTTGGGGCGCTTCCCCGTGAGATGCAATCCATCACTTGGGAAGCGGTGCGCGGCCTGTTCCGTCCAGAGCAGAAGAATGAGAGAATCAAGGGCGAGGCAGACCGCATTTGGCGCGAAGTCTCTGAGGGGGAACTCGATGTCAACGAAGCGCGGCAGCAAATCTCTGGCCTGGTTGGTGGCATCCAAGACCCCGCCTGGGTCAGATCCCCTGCTGGAAGTAATGAAGCAGCGCGGGATTCCTCTTACGCAGGAGGAGTACCTGAAGATGGCGTACCCGGAAGGGGTGCCCAACCCGGTGCCGCCAGAGGTGATGGCCGAGATGCCGGCGCAACTCCGGCAAGCCTGAGTCGCGGGCGACGAGTCACGCCCAGCCCTGACTCCGCAAACTTCAAGCGGTGGAGCGGTAACGCACCGCTGATCACCTCCGCAGCAGCGGTTGACCATGTCTTCAAGACGGGTCAGAAGGTGGTGCTAGAAGGTTTCCACGGCACCGGTCGAGGCGACCGTGTTGGCACCGTGTTCCAGCGCAAGCGCGCCACCTCCGGCCCGATGGCGTTCTTCACCAGTTCGCCCATGTTGGCCAGCTCCTACGCTCAGGGCAAGCCCGACACCAGCCGCGCACTGGAGGACAACCCGTTTGAGAGTTGGTTCAAGTTCAAAGGGAAGGGGATGCGAACGGCGGTCAACCTCGACCGCGCGTGGTACTTCCTTGATCAAGAGAGCAAGGCCAAGATCGCCAAGCGGATGCCTGACATTCGCACGGACGATGACGGCAACATCGTCTACGAAGAGGGCGGCGGCGGCCTTGGCAACTACGACTGGGAACTGAAGCAAACCAAGTCGGCCTACCTTCGCGAGGGTAACCCGCTGAAGGCGGCCGTTGAATCTTGGTTGAGCAGCGGCGCCATCTACGGCGACGAGGGCCGTTTCCGCCAGGTGCTGCGCTTGGCCGGCTTCCCGACGGATGCGCTGGAGTACGACAACCCGCAGGAGACGTACCCGTTCGTCTACAAGGTCTATGTCTCCATGCTCAACCCGCTGGTGACCAGCGACATTCCGAAGGAAGTGGACGATGCTTTGCGCGCGGCGGCTGCAAAGGACCGCAGCAAGGCCAAGTCACAGTTCGGCGTGGACTCTTGGGACAAGAACACCCGCACGCTCAAGGAGTGGGTGGGCGAGTATCTGAACCCATCCAACGGGGACAACCGATACGTTTGGACGAGCATCCCTGACAAGGTGACCGAGGTCTTCAAGAGCCTGGGTTATGACGGGATCATCGACTACTCGGGGAAGAACGGTTCCACCGAAGTCGCGCCGGTCTACATCCCGTTTGAAGAGGGTCAGGTCAAGAGCGCCATAAGCAACAGCGGCGAGTTTGACCGCAGCAAGAAGGACATCCAGGCCAGCAGATCGCGTGAGCGCCTACTGTCAATGCCTGCGGTGCCGGTGAGTCCGCTACCTGATGGTATGGCTCTTGGTGATCTTCGTGTCTTGGCTAGTGAGCGGTATAAGGCCGCCGCCAAACTTGGCCCCGTCAAGATGATGGATGACCGCGCCGTGCTGCTGACATCGGTCGGGATGAAGAAGTCGCGCAGCCACAGCGCCGACAAGCGGGTGCTGGAATTGATGGGCTCAATTCGAGAGGTGCTTGGTGCAGCAGAGCCCGTGGCTTCGATTCCGCATCAGCAGGAGAATCCAGGCGACTCAATCCGCGCGTGGCACTACTACGGCGCGAAGGTGGATATCGATGGCGAGGAGGCGTTTGCCAAGCTCGTTGTGCGCGAGTCGGTCAACGGCGAGATTTACTACGACACCGACCTGTCTGGCGTGGAAGATATCAGCGGTCGTGCTGGTGACGCTGCCCGATCCAAAACCGGGGCGGCAGCCGTTTCCGCTGACAAGAGAACTCTAGCCGATCTTCTGGGCTCAGGCAATCTTGGGAGTGAGGTTGAGTTGAGCCGCGGCCGCTCCGACATCGACCTATGGGGGCAGGCCGGAACCAAGTCGGCTGACTCACTACAGGCCCTCGCCGATTGGGGTGGGAACAGTATTCTTGGTGACCCCAAAACTGGCAAGCCTGTTGTTTGGTGGGCTTATCGCAGGGCCGGCAGCAAGTCGCGCCTTGACCCAATGCCTTACCCCGACAACGGAATCTATGGCCTGATCGTCACGCCGCTTGGAGTGCAGGCCCGTTTGGACATGGATTCTCCGCAGTCGTGGATCAACGAGGCCAATGACTCGGATGAGTATGTCCGCCCGGTGCCAGTCATCATTCGTGGATCGGAAGTGGTGACGGATGATCAACTATTCGACCTGACACAGTCCAACCCCGGCAAAACCAACGGTCAGATTGCCGCCTCACAAGACATCGCGATGGTGGAGTTGGAAAGCCTGGCTTCCAATCACAAGATCGTTCTCAACCCGGCTAATGTCATTGAGTTGCGCGGTCCATTACTTGCGCTGATCAACGACGCTGGCAACACCCTGCAGCGTTCTCCTACTGATTACGCCTGGGTGTTCAATGGGTACGACACCTTGAATGTTGATTCAACCGTGATTACGGAGGATGGGCCTGAGTTGCCGGATGTCAGCTTGAGCCGCGGGCGCGATTCCATGCCGCCCCGCTTGTACTTGGTCGGGCCGGAACTGGCTGACTCGGCGCAGGGCACGGAAGACATGCCGCGCAGCGCGCAGGATCAGGATGCGCCCCGCCGGACATTCGGCCTTCGCGGTAAGAGCACGTTCCCTTCGCGGGCTGAAGTGAACTCTATGTCCCGCGAGGAGTTGATCGACTTCCTGCAGGATATGGACCCCAACGGGGACTATGCCGATCCTGATCCCGACCCGGATGTGCGCCTGTACCAGACCGCCAGGGGCTGGAACGTGGAGTACAACGAGTACGACGACCCGGGTGAATTCGACTCCTATGAGAAGGCGTATCGGGCCTACAACGAGGCCAGGTATGCGAATGCCGAGAACCCTCCGATGACGCTGGATCAGGCGCGGGATGCTGCGCTGACGATGCTGCAGGAGAGCGTGTGGCCGGAGGGCGGCGGCGAGGTGGTGCAGGCGCGGTTTGGAAGGCCGGACATCACGAAGTCCTCTGGCCGTACCACCAGCGCCCTTGATCTGATCGCCAAGCGCGACGAGATGGGGCGCCTGAAGTTCGGCCTGGGCAGCAAGGCTTACTCCATCGTGGCCGAGATTGCCGGCAATGTGCTGGATCGGGTGCGGATGAAGCCCATCTCCGAAGACCTCGCTCGGGCCATGCTCAAGATGAAGGTCGCCATTGAGAAGGCGCAGGAGCGCACGGTGGATGTGGCCAAGTCCATGAGCGAGTTGGACCCGGCCGAGCGGCAGATGATCTCGGATGTGATCGAGCAGGAACTGACCGCAGGCGTGGTGCCCCCGACTCGGGTTCTGCAGATCGCGGCGACCATTCAGGGAATCATGTCCGAGCAGTCCAAGGAACTGATTGATTTGGGCATGCTGCGCCAGGAAGACGCCGACCGTTGGGACGGTCGCTACATCCCGCGCTTCTACGAGCAGAAACTGGGCGAAGAAGCATCGGCCTGGATGAAGGCCGTCAAGCAGTTGTTCACCCGCCCGCGCGCGATGATGGGCATCAAGGGCAGCAACCTCAAGTCACGCGGGCTGTGGGAGACGATCCCGGCGGACGAGTTGGATGCTTGGCTGGATGAGGGTTGGGAAGTGCGCGACCCAGCCTATGACGAGGCCACCTCCACCGAGGTCCGTATCTGGCGCGACTACACACGCCCGGAGCGGGACAGCATGGGCGAGATCCGGGACTCTATGTTCCGATTCGTCATGGGCTACCAGAAAGCCCAGCGCGACATCGCCTTGGGCAAGATGTACCGGCACATCAACCAGACGATGTCCAGCAGCGCCGAGAAGGATGGATTCGTTCGGGTGCCGGACTCCAGCATCGACGGCGTGGACGTACCGTCCTACGGCGAGCTGGCCGGCAAGTGGGTTCCGCGCGAGGTGCTGGATCACCTGAGTGCCTTTGACGCCACGCAGCGCAACGCCCTGACCCGCTTCTACCAGAAGGCCCTGTCCTACTGGAAGGAGGGCAAGGTGGTGCTCAACCCGGTGAGCCACGCCAACAACATCTTGTCCAACTTGACGATGGCGCACTTCGCAGGCGTTTCATACTGGGACACGCCCAAGTACATGGCCGCGCTGCGGGATATGCACAAGGGCTCGCCCATGTTGGACGAGGCCAAGGACGCGGGCCTGTTCGTGGGCTCGTTCAACCAGGCCGAGATCGCCAAGGCCCTGCCCGAGCAGTTGAAGGTGCTGGCCGGCAAGACAGAGAGCAAGGCCGGCAAGGCATTCGACTCGGTCTTCACTTTCTTCACATACTTCCTTCGCAAGCCGATGAACGCGGCCTACGAGCTGGAGGATCAGTTCTTCCGCTACCTGCTGTACCGCGACGCCCGCACCCGCGGCATGGGGCCTGAGGACGCAGTGCGCCACTCGCAGCGGCACATCTTCACCTACGACGATCTGCCGCAGGGTGCTCGCGTGGTGCGCGACACGGCGCTGCCGTTCTTCGCTTACACCTACAAGGTGATCCCGGTCCTGGCCAAGACGGCGCTGGAGTACCCGCATCGGTACGCAATGCCGGCCGCGATCCTGTACACGATCAATGCACTTGGCTTTGCGATGGCTGCTGGCGACGAGGACGACGGCTGGATGGACATCATCCGGCGCTACTCATCTGACGCCGACTTCCGCAAGAAGGTCAGCGACCTCGAGGGGCAGGAGCGCAAGGACTTGCCGCCGTGGATGCAGGGCGCGAGTGCTTCGCTTGGCACGCCTAAGGCGATCCGCCTGGGGCAGGATGACAAGACCGGGCTGCCGGTGTACCTGGATGTCAGCAAGATCTTCCCCGGCGGCGACCTGTTGGACGTGACGGCCAACGCAGGCGGCCTGCCGTGGCTGCAGCCGCTCACGCCTTCAAGTCCTGTGCTCAACGCGGCCGCGGCTCTGTTCTTCAACCGCGACCCGTTCTACGGCAAGGACCTGGTGGACAAGAACGACACGCCGGCAGAGGCTGCAAAGAAGCGCGCCGAGTGGGCCTGGAAGCAGTTCTCTCCGGCAATCACGATCTACAACTACCACTGGGACCGCGGCATGAACGTCCTGGCCAACGCCACCGGAACGGACATCCTGGGCTACACCGGGCGCGGCAAGGACGGCATTCCGGTGGATGCGATGTACGCGGCCATGCAGACCTTCGGCATCAAGGCGCGGCCCATCGACCTGGAGAAGTCAGCCGACATCAACGCCAACAAGGAGAAGTCCATCATCCGCTCCATTGAGGCAGAAATTTCGCAACTCAAGCGCCTGGAGGCCAAGGGCGCAATGACCTCGGAGAAGGCTCAAAAGCAGATCGACCTTGAGAACGAGAAGATCCAGCGAATCCGAGACAAGAAGTTGGAGTCAGTTGAATGAACAGAACCGGAATCCCCTGTCAATAGGGGGAATTGACACTTCCTGCAAAAACGCTATCATTTGCAGTGTCGATAGCGTTTCTTCTCAACGGCCCTGCGGAATTACAAGTTCTGGCAGGGCTTTTGTCTTTCAGGAGGTGAACCATGAAGTTCAGCGAAGCAATCGACCATCTTCGCCTGGGTCATTTGGTCCAGCACCAGGATTGGGAGCCCACGAGCAAACTGTGGTGGGATGACCAGATGCAGATCCTGCGCGTGTCCACGCGGCGCGGCGACTTCATCTTTCGTATCGAGTCGGCCGACCTTATGAGCGACGGCTGGCGCCTGTGCGCGCCCGAGCACGATGTGCTGCTCCACGAAGAGGCCGCCTGGGTGTGACCTAGTGCCTTTCGCCGGATGTTCATCGGACTGATGATGGCGCTGTGGGCGTGGACTCGATCAAAGGTTCCTCTGCGTTGATAGACAGACCCGCCACGGGTCTGAAGATCGGCACGCCCACGCCTCCTGCTGAAGCGGACAACCCGCTGAACATCCCGGCCAGGATCAAAGCCGCAGAAGACTTGCGCCTCTACAACGAGAGGCGGGGGTACGTTCCGGGGCAGGGGAACGTCATTGGTGTGGCTTAGAGCTTCTTCGCCAGGTCTTCGGCCTTGGGGTTGAAGTAGGTCAACGCCTGGGTGGTGCTTGACCATCCGAACATCTTGCACAACTCCAGCACCCCGAGCTTCCCGGCATTCACGATCTTGGTGGCCGCAGTGTGGCGGCTATCGTGGAAAGTGAAACCCTCAAGCCCTGCCCGCATCCGCGCACGCCGAAACAGCGTATCAACTGATCGGACGGGCACAGCGAACACCTCCACGGTGTCGCGCCCCTTCATGCGCTCAATGAGTCCTTGAGCCGCCTCTGAAAGCGGAACCTCTCGCGGTTTCGTCTTGGTCTGCCGAAGCCGCACGAATGACGGCGCGACATCGGCCCACTTCAGGCCAAACACCTCCCCACACCTCATGCCCGTTTCCAAGGCCAAGAGGAACCCAACGGCTACCGCTTGGCTTGCCGTGGTCACGGGCGCATCCTCTGCGTACCCAAGCTGCGCCACCACTGCCGCCACCTCCGCATCGGTGATGACGCGATCCCGGTGGTCGGGTTGCCTGGGCTTTCTGATGTCGTTCACGGCATTGAAGTCGGCCCACTTCCATTCCCTGCGGGCGTGCTCAAAGACGGCTGACATGACGCCGATTTCCCGCAAGACCGTGTTGGCGGCTTTTCTCTGTGACAGGCGCGAATCCCGCCAATCGGCCAGATGCTCGGGGCGTATCTCAGCCAACGGCTTGTCTAGCGGCAGGGCCTTGTGGTCGGCAGACTCAAGCCACGAATTGATCCGCACGGTTTCCCAACGGTGTCCGCGCTTGGTTGGCGTCACCTCGTCCCGGTAACGCTCAAGCACCTGGCGCAGCGTCTTGACATGGGAGCCTTGGCCAGAGGAAAGGGCTAGCAGTTCCGTGCGGGTGCGAACGATCCAGGCTTCGGCTTCGACCTTGGACTGGAACGTGCCGCTCAGACGCTGGCCCTTGACCATCATCTGTACGCGCCACACCTTGCCGTCTTTGCGGATGTAGGCCATTACTAAATCCCATGCAATTTCTTAGTAACCCGATTGAGCAATCAGGTGCATGGGTGGCACTTTACAACGTCAGGAATCGGCTAAGTGCTTGATTTTGTGCGGTGGAGTGCTGTGATTGCATCCAGTAGCACTGTGCGGTGGTGCCCTCGGCCTGCATCGGACAGTCAATATCCATGCGGCCTGGGGCGCGTTCGTTCGTTATTTTTTCGTTTCCCATTCCATGACTTCGGACAGAAGCCACTTGCCGGTGCTGTCCGGTTTTGGGAAGCCTTGGGTCATCATACGCGGCAGGGTGTTGCGGTGGATTCGCAGCCGATCACACACCTCGGCGCGGGTCAGGCGTGCGCCTTGCACCTGGGCCAGGTTCATCACCGCACGGGTGAGTAGGTCGATCTTCTCTTCGACGGTCATACTTGCTCCTTAACCTTGATCGGTCGCCACGGCTTGCCCTGCAAAGAGGCAGACCGCCCGGTGGTGATGTTGAACCAGATGCCGTCCCGGTACTCTTCGATTGATGGCGCGAGGTGGTCGGCGTACAGACGTTCGTACAAGCCGTTCCTGGTCGGCTTGGTCGTCCGGTTCCAATCGTCGCGTTTCATTCGGTTATCCACGCGGCACCCCCGGACGGCGCGGCTTGTCATCGCTGAAGATGATGAGCGCGGCCATGACTACGATAATCGCAGGAGCGATCAGGAAGCCTTTGAGGATGTCTTTCATGTCCTGTTCCTGATGGCTTCAGCACAGGCGTAGCCGTGGCTTTCGTGGTCGATGTCGGATTTATCGCTGTAGTCCTCACACACCTTCGCGCATTGCTCTCTTTCGTGCTCGGCAACAAGGGCGGCGAAGCGTTCCAACATGAAGTAGTCAGTATGTTTTTCTTTGGTCGGGTGATTAAACCCAGCCTCTAGCGCCATGCAAAGGATGTCAGATTTGGTCATGTCTGCTCCCTTGCCTTGAGCATTTCATCTGCCATGTGCCACGCTGTAGTCGCATAGATCACATCGTCGCCGTCACCTAGGCGCGACCAATCTCCGCTGTGCGCCATCAGACCTTGCAGGGCTGCGGCGGCGAAGTAGTCCCTGAGCGATAGCCCTTGCGCGTGCTCTGCCGGCGTGGTGCTGTGCGTGTGCAGCACGCTTGGGAATGCGGGGCCGCCGTTATTGCTCATCACCATCCTCCAAGTCCACCACCTTGTCTGCAATACACGCGATGACATCCTCCAGGCGCACGACCGTATAGCCGTCAACCATCCCCCTGCGGTGCAGCGTTTGCACACGGCGCAGGAGGTTCACTTGCATGAGCCTCAACACGGCCAGTTGCTTCAAAAGTTCCTCGCCGTGAGTGATGATTTCGCTTGGGTCAACCTGGTCACCCAGCCTGAGCCTGGAGATGATTTGCTGCATTTGCTTTCGGCCCACGCCGGGGCGTTGTTCTGCGATCAATGAATTCGCCATCGCCTAGATCAATCGTTGTCCACCGATGAAGGTTGGCGCACTCTCTGCGCCTGACAACCGCGCCATTCGCACGCCGCCTCGTCTCCTTCACCAGCACCCATGTGTTTCCACAAACTGCACACTGCATTACCAGAACTTCACAACTACGAAACCCAAGACCGCAACAGCGGCCACCGCTAAAACGAACAACCGGCCCAATACCTCTAGGCCATCGTCTTCATCGCGCATTCAGAATCTCCCTGACCAACTGGCGCACCTCTTCAGACACCGCCCAGCCAAGATCGTCCGGGTCTAGCAGTCGCAACAAGAAGCGGCGCAACTCAACATTTCGGGCGGCCAGTGCTTCGGCGGTGGACTTGTAGTCGGTCATGCCAACTGCTCCTTGATCCTCTTGCCGATCCAATGGACCACGGGAACTGCCCAGCTGTTTCCGAGGGCCTTGTACATAGGTCCGTCTGGCGGCGGCGTCTTGCCGCGCCACTCCACTTGCATCAGATAGTCGTCAGGGAAACCCTGCAATCTCGCGCACTCGACGGGCGTCAGGCGGCGCACTTGCATGGAAACCGGCACGCAGAAGTCCAGCTCGTTCGCGTTGCCTGCGGGTCTGTTGAGGCCACCGCCATTGGCCGCGAGAGTCCCCGCGACGGGTGACATATCGGTCGGCCGCATCACCACGGCGTGCTCTGCGTTGGATCGCGCAAGGGTGTGGCACGGATCGCCGGGATTCCTGTTCTGCTTGTTGACCGGCGCAGTGATGTTGAAGAAGTCGTAGGTGACGGGCTGCATCACGATGGGCAGATCGCACCCGTTGTCCTGCTTGGCGTGCTGAGTCGGGGCGACTGTGATTTCCTTGACGCGGCCGTCTTGGTCGTGGCGCTCGTAGCACACGGGCTGCATGACTGCCGTCGTGGTGCTGTTCTCCACGCCTGATGGAATGCGTGAGCGCAGACTGCTGCTGACCTCGGTGTACGAAGCCACCTGTGCTGTGCCGTCAGTACCGTGGAGGGTCACGCCAACTGGGACGGCCACCGCCCCAACACCCATGCCATCACGGCCTCCGTTGGGGGTGAGCAGCGCATTGGCCGTGCCGTCCTGCCGAGCCTCTAGATCGCGCCCATCTCCACGGCCACGGATCGCCAGGATGTAGGGCTGCATCACCGCCTGCCCCTGCGCCTGGTCGAGCGTGTGCGCCACTTCATGCGCTACACCGTGGCCGTTGGCGCTGGTGTTGGCCGTACGGACGGCATAAGCAACTGCCGCAGTCGCGTTCTCATTGGCCCCTATGGCATGGCACAGATCGGTGCTGCTGATGGGGTCCTGGGTGGGGTGGAAGGCAACTGGCTGCGCCACGGCAAGCATTCCATCGGCACGACCCGCAACTCGCATCGTTGGGGCGATGTTTTCAGTTGCATCCCCACCATCATCATTTCTACTGAAAGCCACCGGCACCAACGGCGTACCGCGCCCACTTCCATCTTCAGAGGCATCAAATCCTTCGCCGCGCAGGGTATGGGCTACATAGGTCGCTTCGTTGGGATCAAGCCTTCCCGTTGCCGTATGCGATGCCGTCAGTGCTCGAGCGCACTCCCCCCCCCCCTCCGATTCCGAGGGGCACGGGGACGAAGTTGTCGGAGTCCTCTCGGTGACTGCTGTTAGCGCGAGCTCTAAGGCTTTTGGCAATGTCTTGCCCCTCTTGCTGGCCCGACGAAGGATTCCCGCGCAGGCTTGAGCCGACAGGAAAAAGCGGTCCGGTAAAGAGCCTGTCTCCAAGACTTCGGACAACGTCGGCTTCGGTGTCGAAAAGCACGGTGCGGGGATCGAGCCGATGTTCATGCCCGACAGCAACGACAAAAACGCGCCGTCTTCGCTGCGGGACAAAGCCCTGAGCGTCGAGGACACGCCAAGCGAGTCGCCGTCTGGGTCCATCAACCAGACCCGCGTTTGTCCATCCGCTCCTCGAAACGAGGGGGGCCTCACATCCCGCCAGGCCGGCGAGGAAGCATCCAAATGCGTTGTCCTTGGTGCTGAGAACTCCGGGGACGTTCTCCCAGAAGACGATTGCGGGGTCATCGCCTCGGGCGCGTCGAACATCGTCAATTGCATTTGCGATCTCACAGAAAGTCAGGGAAAGGTTGCCGCGGTCATCGTTGAGTGACTGACGCAGACCGGCCACGGAAAACGCTTGGCATGGGGTTCCACCGCAGAACAGATCGGGCGCTTCAATCTCTCCAGACCTGATCCGATCAGGCAGCACGCTCATGTCGCCCAGGTTGGGGACATCCGGGTAGTGATGCGCCAGGACTGCTGAAGGGAACGGCTCAATCTCAGCAAGCCATGCGGCCTTCCAGCCAAGCGGGTGCCACGCCACCGATGCGGCTTCTATCCCGGAACAAACAGAACCGAATCTCATGCCGCCTCCCGCCACGCCTGCTGCAGCAGATCAAACTGATGCCCCGGCCTGGGCTTTCCTTTGCCACGCATTGCGGGCCTCGCCACGGCTGCAGGCGCAAGGCCCAAGGCGCGCAACTTGATGTGCAGCGTGGTTTCGCTCATACCGACCGCCGGGGCGATGGCCGTGACCGACTCGCCTGCGGCTAGGCGCTGGCAGACCTCGCCGTAGATGGCCCAGGTCAGGCGGCGCTTTTGTGGACGGATCACTGCTGCCCCTCCGCAGCTAGGACCGCACGCAGACGCTCAATGCGGGTGGAGTTGTAGGCGGCAAGAGCCTGGGCGTACTCCATCGCAGACTGCGCCTGCAGCCGTTCGCGCTCGGCTTGTGCAAGCTCGGCCGCGGCCAGCTCAATGGCGGTCTTTTGCCGGAACACGCCCTTGACCATTTCACTCAACATCCACAGTCTCCCTTTTCCGTTTTGCTTGGCTTGCCCGCTCAGATCCCTCGTCAGGGCGGGTGCGCCTGTTGCGCCGCTCCGGTTCAAATAACTTGGCATCCCGGCCACACGGCCCGCTGTATCGCGCATCAATGCAGGTGCTGTACTCACGCCGACTCCCCTTGCTTCTTTTGCACACCATCACGCGGTTGATTTCCATCTTTCGCCGCGCCCCACCAACCGCTTCTGCGTAGTGCCTGCAGGCCATGCAGGTCTTGCGCTCCTCGCCCCAGGTGTATTCGGGCAGGGTCCACTGCGGATCGGCGATGTAGACGCGGCGCCAGGTCATGCCGCCTGTTCAATCGCACGCTGTTGAGCGTTCAGTCGGTCGCGCAGGCGCTCGGCGTTTTCTTGGAAGAACTGGTACTCACCACAAGTTGTGCCGGTGAATCCATCAACCACGATGAACATCCCGGCGCTGAACATGGATCGTTCAAAGTGAACGAAGTACCGGGCCTTGGGATCGTTTTGGAATGCGAGAGTCATGCCGCCACCTTTGAAAGCCGCTCAACCATCTGATCAACCTCGATCAGGAACTGCTCAACCTCAAACTCCAGTTCCGCAATGAGCTTGTCGTCGCGCTTGATGCGCGTGACGAACAACTGCAGATGAGCCGGGAAGCGGTCGTCGTAGCTGACGAAGTCGCACCACCTCCTGCCGGTGCAAGCCATTTGCCACTGCATCTGCGTGATGTACTTGCCATCAGGCTTGCCCGTGAGCAGGGTGTTCATGTGCGTGGCGCTGTTGGGCACCTTGATCTCGAGCAGACCATCGGTGTTGATAACCCCGTCCGGCGAAGCGCCCGACATCTGCAGTCGGGGGTGCAGGATCAGTCCCACCTCCTCCACGATCTCGCCACTCATGGCCTCGTAGGCCGCTCGGGCCACCGGCTCCATCTCCGTGCCGCGCTGCATGGCCGCGTTGGTGAAGGACTCCTGCCGGCGCCCGGTCATGCGCTCCAGGACCAGTTCTGCCAAGTAGTTCTGGCGGGAGGTTGAGTACCCGGACTTGGTCTTGGCAATCACATCGGCCACGCGGGAGGCGGTCACCTTGCCCAGGCGCGCAGCGAACCATTCATCTGTGCGCTGGTCCATCACTTGACCTCCGCATCGACGACGTTTGCCGCGGCGATGGCTGCGTTGAATGCATCCCGGCGCTGCAGAACCAGGTCTTTCAACTCCTCATAGCCCGAGACATCACGGGCCGCATTGGCCAGGGCGCACTGCGCCTTCCAGATGCGCTGCAGCTCATCCTTGTCGGGAGCGGCGAGCACCAGGGCCTTGGCGGCATCCAGGTCGAAGGTGATGATTTCCCCGGTGTCGGAGTTGATGACCTTCGGGGCGACGGATTCAACGATGCGCTCGGCCTCGTCCTGCTCGTAGATACCCACGAAGCCAAACGCCAAGCGAGCGCACTGAATCATGCTTTTGTGGCGGAGCATCCTCTTGGGGTGCGACTGCCAGGGGCCGGTGCCGCGCTTGCACTCTTCCATCCATTCCGTGACCTTCACCGGGTGAGCGCGGTCCTTGCGGTAGATGATGCAGGTGCAGGACTCGTTGTCCTGCTGGAAGTCCATGCCATCAAACTGCGGGTGCGTGTTGATGATTCGGCTCCAACCGTCCACGCCGACCACCGGCACGATGCCGTTTGACTTGTCAGGGAAAGCGTAGATTTCCTTGGTCCAAGGATTCAGGCTGTACTGGTTGGCGACCACCAGCAGCGCGGCCATCTGCGCATCGGAAACCTGGCCCTTGAATGCGGTGGCTTTCAGTACGCCAACCAACTCCTCGGGCTCTCCGCCCAGGTTGAGCGCTGCGGCCAGCTTGCTGGCGTTGGCAAGAACGATGTTGCTCACTTAGATGCTCCCCTCTTGTTCCATGCGGAAATGTTTGCCCGCGCTGCGGCGCGCTGCTTTTCGGTAACCTTCTTTAGTCCGGTTTCAAATGCATGCCGAATGTTTTTGCTTGCGGTGATCCACTCCAGGTTTTCAAGGCGGTTGTCGGACTTGATGCCGTTGATGTGGTTAACCTGAAGTGGATCGGCGGCGCCGCCGGAAAAGGAAATCATTACGACCCGATGCACCTTTGGGTACTTCCTAATGCCATCCTTGAAAAGGGTCACATACTGATATCCGCACTTGTCGGTGCGGGGCCGCATCCATCGGCCAGTTCCTCTGGACTTGTTGGGGTATGCCCAAACTCGACCGTCTGCAGATGCTGCATAGCGGCCCTCGTACGCGGGAACTGGCGCAACCAAGACTCCATCTATAAATTGCGCGGTCCATATCTCGCTCATTTCTTCCTCTCAAAGATGGCCCGAAGCACTCGGGCGATCAAGTTCTTGTAGTAAGACGCCCGGGTGATCGGGCGGGTGCGTCGGTAAGGGCCGGTGATGGCGCCCGTGTCAAGCAATCGTTGAATCACCACGGCGCTGCCTCCCAGTTCGGTGCGAGCCTGGGCTTGCGTGTCTTGCGAAACGCTTTGCCCTTGAAGGTTGGAAATGGCCACGCTCCCTCCCGTACAGACTGCGGAATCAGACGATGCCCATCCACCACAGCGCCACCGGCAGGAAGACGCACATGGCCAGGAACAGCGCGCCGAGCAAGTCCATCGCGCCCTGCCGGCGCTGCTCGTATGTCGTGCTCATGCGATTGCATGGTTGGCCAACACGTCGTCTTCGATGCGGCTGATCGTTTCCGCGTCGAGCTGGCCGGTGATGTCAATGCCACCGACCCAGACCTTGAGGTTGGCCACCGAATCACCGGCGCCGGGCTCGTCGTCGCGGTCGGCATAACCGGGCTTGATGTCGAACTCGACTTCCACTTCAAGGGTGATTTCGAGGTTCATGCGGCCCCCTTGATGCGCTGACGCATGGCAGAAATTTGGCGCTTACAGGCGATGTCGTAGTCGCTCATGCACCGGACATATGCGGGCACGAAAGCTTGGATTACGGACATCCAGAATGCGCGTGACCGCTCGGACTTGGCCCGATTCATACGGTTCATGGCCGCAACATTGGGGTTTTGGCACCGCTCAGAGAGAGCTGCAGCGGCGAATACGACCCTGACAGGAAGAACTGCTTTCATGCCGCCACCTCGCTGCGCTGCTCGGCCAGAACTTCGTTGATCGCGTTGGCCAGGGCCTGAGCCTCGTCGGCAGTCAGGTATGCGATCTGGTGGCCGCTGCGCGACCAAACGGCAAACTGGATGCCGTCTCCGTTGTCATTGACGTGCAGGTTCTGCCCGTCTGCCGTGTCTACTGTCCTGTCTGCCATCTGCCTCTCCTTGTTGCGCTTGGTGCGCTGTTGATGAAGCAGACTGTAGCACCGCTACTTCTCAAAAACAAGAGCAATGCTTGAGAAATAGTTACTAGAGGAAACCCTGTGGGAGAAAAAAGCCACCCGTTGGGGTGGCTCTTGTGGGGGTGGCAAGTGAGTTAACGATTGACGCTAATAACGCCGGCCGTTATCATTGCGGCATGATCCAGAGTTTTGAGTGCAGCGACACCGAGGCCTTGTTTGCTGGTCGCCGCGTCAAGCGCTTCGTCAATATCGAAGGTGTCGCCATCCGCAAGCTGCAACAACTCCATGCGGCCACGACTCTGGAGTTCATGCGTGTGCCCCCTGGGAACCGCCTGGAGGCGCTCAGCGGTGACCGCAAGGGCCAGCACAGCATCCGCATCAACGACCAATGGCGTGTGTGCTTCGTTTGGGCTGACGGACACGCGCAGCGCGTTGAGATCACGGACTATCACTGACAGAGGCAACCATGAAGAAGCGAGAAGTTCCCCTCATGCACCCCGGCGTGATCCTGCTGGAAGACTGGCTCAAGCCGCTGGGAGTGAGCCAGTACCGGCTCGCCCAAGCCATTGGGGTGCCGCCCCGCCGCATCAATGAGATCGTCAAGGGCCTGCGCGGCATCACGGTCGATACGGCGCTGCGTTTGGGCGCGTTCTTCGGGACGGATGCGCAGAGCTGGATCAACCTGCAGACGCACTACGATGCGGAGCAGGCGCGTCAGGCAATGGCCGATGTGATCGCCAAGATCAAGCGGTTTGAGCCTGAGCAGGCTTGATGACGCGCTACGGCTTGGCTCGAGGTGCGTCGCTTTCGTCTCGCCAGTCGATGTCGCCGAAATCCATGACGCTGTCTTCGGCCGGGCAGTCCATGCTCACGCCCTTCGGGCTTTCCCAGACATAGCAGATGCGGTAGTCCACATAGATCGTGCCGCTCATCGGGATACGAACCACGCGCAGCGTTGCGTCTGGCATTTCGTAGACCCGCTCAATAGGGCCTCGCTTGAACATAGCCGCGACCTTGGCGCGCTCCTTTTCCCGGCGCTCCTTGGTCCGCCTTTCCTTGTCTGACTCGCCTGTGCAGCCGGCCAGCAGGGCCAGAGCGAGGATGGCTGCGCCTTTCACAGACCGCCCGATCCAGCCTTGTCGCGCACCCTGCCAATGATGCCGATCTGCTCGATCGCCACCTCTGGCGGTATTTCCTCATCGCGGGGCAAATGGTCTGGGTTGTCGGAGCGCAAGGTCAGGGTTCCATCTAGGCGGCGGTAGACGCGCTTGATGCGCAGCTCATCCCCATATCTTATGGCGTAGACCTTGCCGTTGATGATGTTGACTTCCTGTAGATTGACCAGCACTGAGTCACCGTCGCAAAGCAGTGGGGCCATGCTGTCGCCGTGAACCTTGAAACGCTTGGCGGCGTTGGGATTGATGCCCATGCGCTGGAACCAGTCTAGGCGGTAGGTCGCGGGGGTGGAGTCGGCCAGCTCGTTAATGAGTGCGGTGCGCCCTGGGCCCGCGCTGAAACTCACCTCGTGCTCGGGGATGCGGACATATTCGTCGCCAGGGTCTTCCTCATCGTGCAGCACCCGGACCGGGCGCCCTGTGGCAATGACGGTGGAAGCCGCGTTCTTCGCAACGATTGCCAGTCGTGGGCTGATTTCCTCAAGCGGCACCCCAAACCCACGGGCGTAGGCGGCGGCCGCCTCCAGGCTCAATGGCCGGCGGCCGTGGATGTGTTGGTTGACCATTGACGCCCCGCCCGGAACGCCGTGCTCACGGGCAAACCGCGCCTGGTTGACGCCCACGAACCGCTGGGCTAGGCGCTCCAACTCCTCCTCGGAGCTCCAGATTGATTTCATAGGGTAATTCTTGCGCGAAAGATGTGGAGCGATGCTTGACAAGCAAAAAGTTGCTCCGCTACAGTAGTGGACATGAACAAGATCATCATTCGCGCCAGTCAGGTCGTCGGCGGACAGGCCACGCTGGCCGGCGCTGTTGGCGTGAGCCCGTCTGCCCTGAATCAGTGGGTAATGGGCAGGCGCCCCGTCCCGCCCGAGCGATGCCCGGCCATTGAGCGCGCCACCCGGGGGATCGTTCCGGTCGAAGAGATCCGATCTGACATCACTTGGATTCGTGTGCGTGACCGCAAGTGGCCGCACCCGGAGGGAAGGCCCTGCATTGATGTGGTGGTGGATGCCTGAGTGCATTTCAGCCCCGCAACTCACGCGCCATCTCCTCCCACTCCCAGGCCGCGTTGTCCATACAGCGCCTGACGACCCAAGCCAGTTTCTGAGTCGCCCAAACATGATCCTCGATCCGCTCCATCCGCTTTCCTCTCGTGGGCGCTCAGACGGCACCCTGCAGGTTGAACTCCGAGGGATGTGCCCTCGGCTGACGGTCGATGTGCTTGATGCCGTGGCTTCTGCCCGTGGCCTCAACCGCACCGACCTCGTCAACGAGCTGCTCTCCAAGTGGGCAGAGCAGCAGTTGCGAGAAGCAAGTCTCATCGCAAGGGTCACGCGGGGCAATCCCGAGGTCGCGGACGCATTCGGAGTCTGATGGATGAACGCTCAACTCGCCATTGACTTTGACCCGCCGCGCTTGGAGCGGCCGCAGGGCCTGATGCAGTCGGCCCGCAAGCGCGGACAGCGCCTGGGTGACTTGGCCGCAGACCGTGCAGCAGAGGACTTCCGAGAGCGCGCCAAGGCATTTGCCGTGCGCTACCTGCAGGTGCATGGACCCAGCAGCAGCGAGGTGATCACTGACGCCGCGAAGGCCGCGGGGATCACGCCGCCGGATGACCGCGCGTTTGGACCTGTGTATGCGGCCCTGGCCAAGAAGGGCCAGATTGAGTTTGCCGGCTGGTGCGCCCGCGTGAAGGGGCACGGCACGGCGGGTGGGCGGCTGTGGAGGGTGGTTTGTGAATAAGGCCGGCACCCCTACTGGTGCTCAAAAGAGGTTTGCGACCCGCGCCCAGCGGTATCGCATTTGGTGCTTGCAGGACGGCAAATGTTCGTTGTGCGAGCGTGATTTGGACGATGACTATGAAGTCGATCACATCGTCCCGTTTTCAAAAAATGGAGCTACAAAGCTATGCAATCTGCAAGCGTTATGCAAGACGTGCCACCGGCACAAGTCAAGGGTCGATGGGAGTACCGGCAAGGGCAATGGACCTTCATCGAATATGTAAAGCAAGACACGACCAAGTCGAAATATGTGGGTCGATTCCCCACCGGCTATGGAAAGACGGAAATTATTGCTGGAGCGTATGTCGCGCTGCGTGACGCGGGGCGCGGAAATCGGCTCTTGATAGTTGTCCCGACTTCTACACAGGAAGAGCAGTACGCAAAGGAATTCAGCAAGAAAGCAAAGCGAATGGGGCTGTCCATTCGCGCTGTTGTCTGCGCTGACAAGACACCAAGGACGCTCAAGTATCACAAGCGTAACGAAGCCGAGGTTTTCGTAACCACGGTGCAGCGTATGGAGTTTTCATTCAGCGAGAAGAATCCGCAGGACAACTGGATGAAGGAATTGTTGTCCACGGGACAGTGGATTGGCGCGGCTGACGAGTACCACCACTACTCAGACGAGAATACTTGGGGCGCGGCGATTCAAAGGGCAGGTATCGCGCAGTGGATCGCCGTGTCAGCCACCCCCACCCGAAAAGTCGGCAACACGGTTTTCGGAGAGCCGGCTGTGGCCGTTACCTATGAGCAGGCTTTCAATGAAAACCCTCCTGCGGTCAAAGACGTATATGTCAAGGTGCGTGATTACAAGGTTTCAATTGAAGACGGAACTGGAACGGTTCACGAAATTTCCGCCAGCAGGCTTGCAGAAGAATCCGCTTTAGAAGGGATCGACAAATGGGAGTCGCGGAGGCAACTGCGTTATCTGCAGAAGTACTGCAGCCCGATTCTTTTTCACGCTGTTCAAGAACTGAATGCGCTTTCCCTGTATGCCAGACCGGGCGCGAGGCCGCAGCTCCTGGTCTACGCTCACAGTTGCGCTCATGCACAGGCGCTATGCAGCATTCTAAAGGGTGTGGCGCCAGGGTTGGAGGTCGATTGGGCCGGCACAGGGCTCAACGGCCGCGACGACACGCCGCAGGTGCTGGAGCGGTTCCTTGACGAAGTCGATGAGGCCGGGAGGGTTGTTCGCTCTCACACGATAGATGCGCTTGTTCAGGTGAATGTGGCGGGGGAGGGTTTTGATTCAAAGCCCGTCTGCGTCATTGTTGACCTATCGCTGACTGGACTTGGGCCGATGAAGTTGCAGCAGTGGGGCCGTGGAACCAGGTTCTATCACGGTATGCCGTTGACAGTGTTTGTTCCATCTGATTCATCAATGGCCGCATACGCCCCGTTGATGCGGGGTGTGTTCGACAGGGAGGTTGACTCTCTTGAGCCTCCGCCGCCACCCCAGCCGCCAAATCCTGACGGTGACCCGTTTGTGCCTCCGCCACTACCTGATTGCAACGTCATTGATGCGCTGCTTACAGGATGCTTTGATTACATGCCGACCCAAGAAGAGGTTGTTGGAATTGCGCCATTTATATCGGCCCAATTGGCAAAGAGGGAAGGAAAGGCTGTGCATCTTGACCCCACGAAAAGCGCTGAAGATTTTGAACTTATTAAGTCTGCCTTGATTGGTTTTCACAAGAAAACTGATGATCAGAGGTCTGAGATGACAAGACTTGCTGAGTTAAAGGATCGCACAACTAAAGCCGTTGGCCAAGTTGCCGGCGACTTCATTCGGGCAACTATTAAAGGCGGGTTTGAAAAGTCTGCACTTGGCGACACCTGTACACGGATCAATTCCTACTGGAAATCTCGACACGGCGGACACGATTCCATGACTTCAAAAGAGTTTGAGGCTAAGTATCGGTGGTTGTGTGATGTTCAGCAATCTATTCGCAGCGGGGAAGTTCCGTCATGGATGATTCCATAAAGGTCTATGCGGATCAGAACAGTTGGCCCGTGAGGTTTCGCGGGCCGCTGGACGGCGCTGTTCAGGATTGCAGGTGGTTCGCGCACCTTGCTCGCGAGTTCCAACTTGAGAAGCGTTGGCGGGGACTGGCGCAAACCTGGGAGGGGTTCTGTCAGGACAAGCTCGGATACCCGTCCGAGTTTGTGGAGGCAGTCATTGCCGGTGTGCGGGCCTTGGGGGAGGAGGCCCCGATCCCGATTGAGGAGGCCGCGAAGGTTGGCAGGGCTGAACGCATTGCCGCATCTAAGCGCCTGGTGCAGGAAGAAGGCAAGTCCCTGCGTGAGGCGGCCAAGGAGTTGGGGGTTCACCACGACACCGTGCGTGAAGACCTGCGGGTGTCGGAAGTTTCGGCGTACGCGCAGAAATCCGACACGCCACGCAAGGAATCGCGCATCTCCATCTTCGCCGGCACCAGCCCCGCCACCGCCGCCCAGCGGATTCACGCAACCTTTGGTGGCGAGTTCGCTGCCGCATTGAAGCAGGCCCTGTAATGCCACGCATCCGCTCGATCAAGCCCGATCTGCCGCAGTCCGAAAGCATGGGCCGCGTCAGCCGCGAAGCACGCCTATGCTTCATCCTGCTTTGGACTGTCGCCGACGATTCGGGGAGGCTTCGCGGAAATTCGCGAATGCTCGCGAGTCTTCTTTACCCCTACGACGACGACGTTCCGAGGCTCATCGATGGGTGGCTGGACGAGTTGGACGCCGAGGGGTGCATCCGTCGCTACGCCGTTGGTGGGGCCACCTACATCGAAATCTGTAAGTGGTTGATTCATCAGAAGATTGACAAGCCCACGCCGTCCAAACACCCCGAATTCGACCCTTCCTCGCGAATCCTCGCGAATCCTCGCGAATCCTCCCCGCTGGATATGGATATGGATATGGAAATGGAAGGGGATATGGATTGTTTGGTCGCGCAACGCGACACGGACCATGACCCCGGCCCGAAACCCAAGCGCAAGGCCGCTCGCAGAACCCGACTGCCCTGCGACTTCACGATCAACGAAGTCGGCCTGAAGTTCGCCGCAGACCGCGGCGTTGATGCGCAGGCCGAGTTGCCCAAGTTCATCAACTTCCACACCGCCAAGGGCAGCGTGATGCTGGACTGGCAGGCCGCGTGGCGAACATGGGCAGGAAACGCCCGGCCTACCCGGCCGGTGGCCAACGGCAGTCCGCATCTTTCGGCGCATGGAGCGCAGACCGCGCAGAACGCATCGGTGGCCCGCGAACTTCTCTTCGGGAGTCAGGCATGAGGCGCGAGGACTACGACAGATTCGCGATGGTGCTCACGGCCACGGCCGAGCTGTACGGCAAGACCCTGTCGGCCGGCGCCATCACGCTGTGGTGGCAGGCCCTTGAGCGGTTCAGCCTAGAGCAGGTGGGCAAGGCGCTACGCCAGCACACCGAGGACGCCGAGCGGGGGCAGTTCATGCCCAAGCCGGCGGACCTCATCCGAGCCTTGGAGGGCACGGCCACCGACAAGGCGGCTCTGGCCTGGGGCAAGGTGCTGGACGCGACCTCGCGGGTGGGCGCCTACACCGACGTGGTGTTCGATGACCCGGCCATCCATGCGGTGGTGGCCGACATGGGCGGCTGGCCCAAGGTGTGCCGCACCGAAACCTCCGAGCTGGGCTACCTGCAGCACCGGTTCTGCGAGGCGTACCGCGCTTACGCCGGGCGCCCCACGTTCGACTACCCGCGCCTGCTGGGCGGCGACCGCAGCCCCGACGAGATGTACATGCGCCGCGGCCTGCCGGCCCCAAAGCCCGCCGTGGTGGGCGATGTGGTTACCGCTCGAATTGTGTACCAGCGGGGCACGAAGGGTCAGATTTCCATCACGGATGTGGCGGACTTGGCCGTGCAGGCCATCGGACACGATAAGGCGCAGGCATGAAGATCACCGAGATCGCCGGCTGCCCCGAGCAGCGCGCCAAGGCCCAGGCCACCATCAAACGCCTCACGGTGGAGGAGGGGGATTGCTTGGTTTGGACTGGTCGCAGCATCGGCTCCTCGCCGGTTGGCAACCTGTTGCTGTCCATCCGCCCGGTGCGCCGGGTGCAACTGGCGCTGCAGGGCAGGGACATCCCGCCTGGTTGGGTCGTCATCGACACCTGCAGAACGCCGGGATGCGTCCACCCGGATCACCTCAAGGTGGCCTCGCGTCAGCAACTCATGCGCCGCACGGGCAAGGAGGGGATGCTGAGTCTTCCCAGCAAGTCGGCCTCGCTCAAGCGGGCGAGCCGTCAGACAGCGCCAAAGCTCACCCTACAGATCGCCCGCGAGATCCGAGCAAGCGATGAACCTTCCAAGGTTCTGGCCGAGCGGCACGGGGTGAATGTCTCCCTCATCAACCGAATCCGCCGGGGAAAGGTGTGGGCCGAGGCCGTGCAGGGCTCAAGCGTTTGGAGTCTTGCGGCATGAGCATCGACTTCAACGATCCAGCAAGCATCCGCGCCTGGGTGGCCATCCACCCGCAGCGCCACCGGGCCGTCCTGCGCGGGTTCTGGCGCCTGTGGCCACAGTTTCGCCCGGCGATGCAGGAAGCGATGCGGTGAAGTGCGTCATGTGCGGCAAGACCCTCAAGCGTGCAGCCCTGTTGCTGGGCACGGTGGCCATCGGCCCCAAGTGCGCGGCCAGGATGTTCACCAAGACCGGGCGTGCGCGCATGACGGTTCTGATCCGCAAGCAATCGCCCCAGACGAGTCCTGACCAAATGAGCCTGGAGTTCGCATGACCGACAAGCAAATCTTCTTCATGGCCCACGACGAGGCGCGGCGTCGGGCAATGGATGCCGTCAGCAAGGCCCCTGCCGGGTTCAAGGTGACGATTTCACCGCCCACCCGCACCCTTGATGCCAACGCGGCCCTGTGGCGCATCCTGACGCTGTTTTCCGAGCAACTGCTGTGGCCGGTCAACGGCAACATGGTTCGCATGGAGCCCGAGGAGTGGAAGGCGGTGCTGTCTGCCGGCTTCCGGCAGGAGCAGGCGCGGCTTGCGATGGGGCTCAACGGCGGGGTGGTGATGCTGGGCTTGCGTACCAGCAAGATGAGCAAGCGGGAATTCAGCGAGTTCCTTGAGTTTCTGCACGCGGTGGCTGCCGAGCGCGGCGTGGACCTGCAGGAGCGGGTGGAGGCGCACGCATGATCCTCACGCTGCCCTGGCCGCCGAAAGACCTGAGCCCCAACGCCCGGGTGCATTGGTCGCGGCTTGCCAAGGCCAAGAAAGCCTACCGGGCCGCCTGCGCGTGGACCGCCAAGGGGCAGGGTGCTGCCAAGAAAGACGCGCAAAGCCTACAGGTGTCCCTGACCTTCCACCCGCCAACCCGGCGCGCCATCGACATCGACAACTGCCTGTCCCGGTTCAAGGCCGGCATTGATGGTCTGGTGGATGTCCTGCAGGTGGACGACTCCCTGTGGCGCATCACGATTGCCAAGGCCGAGCCCGTCAAGGGCGGGGCGGTTCGGGTGGAGATTGCGGCGTGACGCCCGGTTTGCTCTTCTTGCCCAAGCGGGCGCGAAGTTCCTCGTTGGCCTCGGCCAGCGACTCCCGCAGTCCGGGCAAGTGCTTCCCGGCGTCGGCCTCAATCACGGCAGCCAGCTTTTCAACATCAAACGGCTTGAGCACTCTCATGGTCAGTCGCAGTTTATTCGGGCTGACCGACACATGAAACGCTCCGGCTTCAAACGCCCGACCTACGAGGCGCCTCCCGCACCTCCCATTCGCCCGGTGCCGGCAGAACTACGCGCCAGGATCTCCATGCCCCGGTGCGAGCAGACCGCCAAGCCCGAGCCCAAGGAGGGCGCTTGGCGCAGCGAAGCCTACCGCCGGGCGATTGCCGCCATGCCCTGCAGCGCCTGTGGAGCCCCACCTCCCACCCAGGCCGCGCACGCCAACCACCGCGGCAAGGGAGTGGGCCTGAAGTGCAGCGACATCTTCTGCTTCCCCCTGTGCCCACCCTGCCACGCCGAATTCGACCAGGGCAAGGCCTACACCCGTGACCAGCGCCGCGCCCTGGCCGACGACTGGACCCTCAACGCCATTGCCAAGCTAGCCAACGCTGGAAGGATCAAACTCGCATGACCAAGCTCCTCAACCGCTACGCCTCGGCCATCAACTCCGATGACCTCACGAGCAACCCCAAGACGGTCTGGTCGGACTCCGATGTGGTCGGCGCGGCCGGCATCGCATCCCGGCACCACCCGATGGCTGCAGCCCTCACCCGGATGCTGCTGGGGGACAAGAAGGCAGCCAACGAGGTGGTGGAGGCTTTGGCCGAGGGCCTGGTGGGCTACGCCTGGCGGCAGGGCAGGCAGCGCCTTTCGCGGCAGATCGCCACCGAGATCGCCCAAGCCGCCCTCGCATGGCACCGATTCGGCACCTGCACCCACTGCGACGGCACCGGCTACGCCAAGGTCAAGGACGCCCCGGTGCGCGTGAACCTTTGCGTGCCCTGCAACGGAACCGGACGCACCCACCTTGAGCACCAGGTCGAGCCGCAATACCGCCAGCACGCCACTTGGGCGGCAGCCGAGATCGACAGGCGCCTGCACGAAGCAGGGCCGGCCGCCATGCGCTCGCTGGCACCGCAGTTGGCCCTATAGGGTTTGTCCCTACAAAAAAGGCTTGACTGTTAGCGGTAACGGGAATAAAGTCCACCTATCGCAACACGAAACCAAGGGGGATAGACCATGAACACAACGAAGACAATTTCGATTCGCTGCAAGCCAGAAGATTTTGAGGCAAGTCATTTTCACTGCGGCCCGAATACCGATCGGGCGTACACTGTATTCAATAAAGAAAGCATGGAAATAGATATTTCCGCTCAGAACGAAATAAATGCTTTTGAGGAAGATGGCTTCGAGTATTTTACGATCATTGCAAAGCCAAAATTGATCGACGCCCGAGTGCTGTGCAGAAACTTGATTGACAAAACCCCAGAGCTTCAGAGTGCCTACGAAGCCGGTGGGCTGCCAGCTGTCAAACAGATCATCAACACAATCACCGTTGAGTCTCAGGGTTGTGAGATATTCTCAGCAGCGGAATACATCGACTTTTGCGAACAGCACCACAAGGTTTTCGGCAACGCAAACGAAACAACTCTGTTTCAAGACGCATACTTCGGCTTGGCGGGTTCGGCTGGGTCTTACGGGATAGAAGAATCGTTGCGGCTGTTGGGCGACTGTGTCCATGAAATGCTGAACCGGGCCAGCGATCCTGACGCGAACATTTTTATAGTCGAGGATGATGCCGAATTCGGCGTTATCTTTAAGAACCTGGCTTGCGAAGCTGCAAAAAATGTTTTAGGTCGTCGCGCCTTGCGTCTGCTGCAATCAAACGCGGATTACTCAGATGTATTGCGCGCACTGTCAACAATCGAAGCTGTTGCAAAGCTAGAGCATTGCTCTGTCAAGCGATATGCCGACGAGCTAGCTGGCGAATGACCGCATGACCGCTAAGACCACCGCAGAGCGCCAGCGGGCTTTCAAGGCCCGCATGGCAGAGCAGGGGCTAACGCGCTGCTTCGTCTACGTCAAGCCCGAGCACCACACCAAGATCAAAGCGTTTGCAGCCGCGTTGAATGGTGGAAACCCGCCAAAAAACCCAACTCTGCCCGTTGATCAACTGACCAGAACCTCGGAAAATGACACCGTCCCCGAGGATTCGGGCTACCCGCAACCACCAGGTTCGGGCCAAGTCGCCGTAACGTAACGGCCAAACTCACCCCAAAATTTTTGAACCCGCCCTGGCAACTCGGCGGGTTTGTCGCTTTCGGGGGCGGTCAATCACTCCGCCAAGCGCTAACCCTGTGACCTGTCCCCCGACCCTTTCCTCTCCCTGACCGCTCCTCTTTGGAATCTCCTGTCGGTCAGGACTTGCCCCATCACCGGGGCTTTTTTTATTCCCGCAAGCAGCGTGTGCGGCACAACTGCTGCAGCCCTGCGATGTAGACCAGCGCGGCCACGACCTGAGCGCAAACCGCAGTTGCCGATTCCTGGCGCGGAACGCGGGCAGGCGCAGGGCGGACAGCCGGGAAAGACCGGCACCACCAAAGGATTCCCCATGAAGTGCATCTGCATCTGCATCGCTGATGACGGCACCTACACCGTCCACCCCGAGGAGTACGACGCTCCTCCCGAGGGAGCGCAGCAGTTCGCCTCCGAGGAGGAACTGATGGCCGCTCTGCCTCAGATGCTCTCTGCTGACGCCATGCCCGAGGAGGGCGATGTGGAGATGGAGGGCGAGGCCGAAACCAAGGCCATGAACGCCGCCTTTGAGGGTGGGTTCAAGGGTGCGCGTGGGGGCTCGGGGTACTGAGATGGCGGCGGCAAAGCCCATTGATGTCCAGTCGCTTCGAGCCCAGGCTTCGGTGTGCGCAGAGCGCGGACTGCTGATCCGCCCTGATGGCTCTCCTTTCCCTGTCAGGGTTGGCGCCAAGGGCTACGCCCTCGTCACTTTGGGGGGCGTCACCAAGGCGGCTCATCGGCTCATTTGGGCTTTGGCCAACGATGCCTCGCCGGATGGGCAGGTGGACCATATCGACGGCAACAAGCTGAACAACCGACCGGCCAACCTTCGGTGCGTCTCTGGACATGTGAATCAGCAGAACCGCAGAGGCGAAAACCGGAACAACATTCTCGGGCTCATGGGTGTTTCACCGAACCGTTGCAGCACTGTTCGTCCGTTCACTGCACACATCACCATCGCCGGCAAGAGTAAGTACCTTGGCAGCTTCAAGACTGCCGAGGATGCCCATCAGTCCTACTTGGCCGCCAAGCGTGCTCATCACGCAGGCTGCACCATCTGAAGTAGAGCGAAGTAGATGGCAAAGGGTGTCAAGACAGGTGGACGCTCGGCAGGGGTGCCCAACAAGGCCACGGGTGAGGCTCGTGCTGCCATTGCTCAGTTCGTTGACGGCAACGCCCATCGGCTGACCGAGTGGCTGGACCGGGTGGCCAACGGCGACCCCGAGAACGATGTCAAGCCAAACCCGGCCAAGGCGTTCGAGTTGTTTCAGTCTGTGGTGGAGTACCACATCCCCAAGCTGGCCCGTACCGAGATGACGGGCGAGGGCGGCGGGCCGGTGCAGCACTCCATCAATGTGAAGTTCGTCAACCCAGCGCCCAAGGGTGACAAGTGAGCTTGGACGCGGAGTTCCCGGGCAAGCTGCAGTTCCTGTTTGAGCCCTACCGTTACAAGATCGCCTATGGCGGCCGGGGATCGGGCAAGTCATGGTCGTTTGCTCGTGCGCTTCTCATCATGGGAGCCCAGGAGCAAACGCGCATCATCTGCGCCCGAGAGGTGCAGAAGTCCATCAAGGAGTCGGTTCACCGGCTGCTGTCGGACCAGATCGTAGAGCTTGGCCTGGAGGGCTTCTACGAGATTCTGGAGACTGAAATCCGGGGCAAGAACGGCACCACGTTCAGCTTCAGCGGCTTGGCCTCGCATACGGTGGAGTCGATCAAGTCCTTTGAGGGGGCTGACATCTGCTGGATCGAGGAGGCGCAGAGCGTTTCCAAGCGGTCCTGGGACATCCTGACGCCGACGATTCGCCGTCCTGGCTCTGAGATTTGGGTGAGCTTCAACCCCGAACTGGACAGCGACGAGACGTACAAGCGGTTCATCCTGAATCCGCCGCCCAACAGTCGCTCGGTGGAAATCAACTGGCGCGACAACCCCTGGTTCAGCGATGTGCTGGAGCAGGAGAGGCTGCACTGCAAGGCCACGGCGCCGGAGGATTACGACACGATCTGGGAGGGTAAGTGCCGCTCCGCAGTCGTGGGCGCCATCTATGCCAAGGAGATGGACAACGCGGCGCGCGAGGGCCGGATCGCATTCGTGCCTTACGACCCCAAGCTCAAGGTGCATGTGGTGTTCGACCTGGGCTGGAACGACTCAATGGTGGTGAGTTTCACGCAGCGCCACCTCTCTAGCCTGCGCGTGATCGACGTGATCAAGGACTCGCACCGCACGCTGGACAGTTACTGCCAGGAAATCAAGGACCGCCGCTACAACCTGGGCCGGGTGTTCCTGCCGCATGACGGGTATCACAAGGACTTCAAGACCGGCAAGAGCGCGGCCGAGATGCTGCAGCGGTATTTCACCCGCAAGCAGATCAGGCAAGTCCCCAACGAGTCCATCGAGAACGGCATCAAGGCCGCCCGAATGACGCTGCCCATGACGGTCTTTGACAAGACCAAGGCCGCGCCGATGGTTGAGGACTTAAAGCGATACAGGCGGGCAATCAACTCGCAGACGCAGGAGCCTGGGGCTCCGCTGCACGACAACGCCAGTCACGGCGCGGATAACTATCGGTACATCGCGCTGTGTGCCGAGCAGATGGTCAATGAGGAAGAAGGCTCTGTATCGGCCCGCGTGCCGGCCTTCGAGCCCTTTGACGCAACGATGGGCGCATAGGAGAAAGCATGGCAACAAGAAACGCAACCGTGGACTACGAGGTGTCCGAGCGGTGGCACGCGCGTCTGGTGCGCTGGTCGGGCCTGACGTTCACGACGCTGGACGATGGAGCGCCGGCTCAATGGGTGGAGTTCGCTGACCGCTGCTTCCAAGTCACGGGCACGTTCGGAGCCGGTGGCAGCTTGGTCATCGAGGGCTCCAACGATGGCACGACATGGCACGCGCTGAGTGACCCGCAGGGCAACCCCCTGACGTTCACCACGGGCCGGATTGAGCAGGCCCTTGAACTGCCCCGATTCGTGCGTCCTCGCGTGACCGCGGGTGATGCGACCACCAACCTCACTGTGACGCTGATGATGCGGAGGGTTCAGTAATGGCAAGCAAGAAAGTGGACGCCGCTGCGTCCAGCCCCGAGCAGGCGAACTTCATGGAAGCCGCCGACAACATCCGCCGCGCAGCCAAGATGCTTGATGGTTTCCGTCTCGCGGCCGAGGCGCTGGAGAAGGTCGGCTCGGTCGATCAGGCCCTGCGAGAGCGTGAGGCTGCGCTGGCCGCAGCAGAGTCCGAGACGGTCGAAGTCAAGGCCAAGCTCGACAAGGCCAAGGCTGCGCTCAAGGGTGCGGAGGCGGAGGCCGAGTCCTTGATTGCTGGCGCTACCGATAAGGCCGAGAAGATCGTGTCCGATGCTCAAGCACTGGCGAAAGAGGCCGCCGACAACATCGTGGCTCGGGCCAACGCTGACGTGGACAAGACCATCGACCAGGGCAAAGCCGCGCTGCAGGAGCTGCAGGCCAAGGCCAAGAAAGCCCAGGCCGATGCGGCCGCTGCGCAGGCCAAGGCTGAGTCGATGGCTGCTGAGATTTCGGCCAAGCAAGCTCAACTGGATGCGCTGCAGGCCAGCCTCGACGCCCTGAAAGCCAAGCTCGCATAAGGCTTGGGGCCATAAATGGTTGACAACACCCGCCTCAACCCAGGGGAGGGCGGGGATGTCATTGCCGCTGATGATGTCAATGGCGTCAAGTTTCAGCGGGTCAAGCTCACCCTTGGCGGTGACGGCCAAGACCAAGGCGATGTGCATGACGGCAACCCGCTGCCTGTCATTGACGCATTCGTTGCGGGGTCTTGGGCCTATCTGACGGGGGTGGCCGGGGACGTTCAGTTGCCGCCGCTGTCGCGCGTGCTGAGCATCAGCGCGGTCACGGGGATGTCTGCTGGGTCGGTGGCTGTGGCTGGTGGGCCGCCCATTGCGTTGCCCGCGGGCTTTGCCCTGACGCTTGAGCCGCGCGGGACTTTAGAGGCCCCTGCCGTGTCATTTGCGAACACCCTGAGCTATCTCATTGAGTATGTCGTGTGATGGCCGGGTTTCGTGCAGCGTTTTCGTCCGCTCGGCCTGCGCCGTATGTCGCGCAGCTCAGCGGCAAGGCGGTCTACATACCGCGCACTGAACACGGGCACTCTTTCGTGGGTTCTGTGGTTGTGCTGACCGAGGCCGGTGAAGTCGTCTCGGTTGAGGTGGCCATCGACGAGGACGAGGGTGTCTACATCGAATCAAACGTGGACCTGATCTTCCATCGGGTTCGCATCACTTCATAAAAAACCAAGACCATCAATAAGAAGGCAATTCGTAAGCGAATCAACCTCATCACATTAGGGATACATCATGGCTTCCAAACAGTATTACCACGACATTGACCTCGCAGGCGTTGGTCAACTCCTGGGCGCACGCCTGCAAAACCTGTCTGCCTCTGGCATGGCCGCACTGGCTGCGCAACTGGGCATGGACAACGCCGGTCTGACGGTCTACTCGACCACGGACAAGCGCATCTACGTGTGGAACGGCGCGGCTTTCGATCCGTTCCAGATCGACGTTGAGGGCGACATCAAGTTCCGTGGCTCGATCAACGCGGGCAATGCGGGCACCGTTGAGAAGATCAGCGGCTATCAGTATGTCGTGGACATGGCCGGTACGCTCACCGCTGCCGGTGTCACGTTCAGCCCGAGCGCCGTTGTCGAGGTGGGCGATCAGGTGCTGTTCATCAGCGCCACTGAGGCTGTCGTCATTCAGCGCAATGATGTCACCGCCACCGAAACGGTTGCCGGAAACATCCTGCTGGCCTCGCAGGCTGAAGTCAATGCGGGCATGGTCGCTGACGAGGCCGTCACGCCTGCCACCTTGCACGGCTATCTTGACCCGCTGTTTGCTGCGCAAGCCGCGAAGGACGCCGAGCAAGATGCACGCATCCTTGCGACCGAGCAGAAAAACGCCGAGCAGGATTTGCGCCTTGACGCCGTTGAGGCCGAGAACCTTGCTCAAGACGGTCGCTTGGCTTCCCTTGAGGCTGACCGCCTGAAGCACTACTTCGCTTCGGTGAACTTGGCCGCTGGCGTGCCCTTCACTGTGACGCACGGCTTGGGCCTCGTTGACCGCGATGGCTTCGTCATCAACACGCAGTTCGGCAACAGCCAGATCAGCTTGGACACCGACTCGGTGAGCGCCAACGCGATCACGCTGACCTCCTTGGTGCCGCTGACCGGCGTGAAGGTGACCATCATCGGTCGCTCGGCCTCTTGATGAGGTAGACGCGGGTGGATAAGCAGTCTTTCGAGCAGTGGTTCATGTCCAACTTGGACATGATGGCCGAACTGGGGATCATGCACTACAACTCCCCTTGGGGGAGGACGGTGCGGTTGTCCTTAGCGGTCAACGCCCCACTGATTGAGGCTCTGTCCACCCGCGTTGATGTGCTCGAAAGGGCACTGGCGCAGGCTCTGGAGCAGATCGAAGCCAAGACTCAAAAGGTCGAGGCAGAAGTGACGCCAGAGCCTGTACCCAAGACAAGGCGCACGCGCAAGAAAAAGGCAGAGGTTGACGATGAGTGACCTTCTTGCCAACGGCCTGCTGGTGCCGGTGCTTTCATCGCCTCCTGCGCCGCCAGAACAAGCGGGGCTTATCAAGCTGTTCTACATGGACGGAAGCCTGTTCTCCATTGATTTCACTGGGGCGGTCGTGAGGCTGACGAACTGAGATGGCTGACCGATTCGGCGTCGCCCCACAAATCCCGGTGCTGGACACAGTGCCACCGGGGTCGCCTGGATTCCTGCGCGTGTATGGCAGGGGCGACAAGGTGTATGCGGTTGACGAGAACGGTGTCGAGACGCTGCTGACCAACGAAGCCGGTGGCGGTGGTGGTGGTGGGATTCAGTTCCCCTTTTCCCTGCTATCGGGCCTGACGCAACGAACCTTCCTGAGCACCGTGGAGCAACGAGCCAATTCCGCGTTCAATTTGGTCAAAACGACCTATCAATACTCAGGCAATTACGGCGCAGCAACTGCCGCCTCAGCCGCAGTCACCGGCAACCGCAACTGGACGAACCCGGCGAACGCACAAGCTCTGCCCAACGGCACAGTTGCCACATTGACGGCAACGGCAACCGCAGCGGCCAACGCCAACTTGACGCTGACCTACACCGGGTTGACCGGCAAGACGGCATTTCCGATCACCCAAGTGTTGCTTGTGTTTCATGCCTCGCTGACCGTGGGCACATTGCAAACCGTGAGCATGGTGGGCCGCTACTCGCTCAATGGCGGCACCAACTACACGCAGCTTTTCTCCCGCAACGCTGCATTCAACAACATTGCAGCCGGTGAGTCGTTTGACATCACCTCTGCCATCGGCGGCAACTGGGCCAACCTTGCCAACGTGCGCGTACAGATTCAGGGCACTCTGGGCACATCCATTGGAACTGGCACGGCCAGCGTGGATGCTGTTCGGCTTGTTGTCGCAACCACTCCAATCGAGGTGATGCAGTAATGGCCGCAGCTTTTCTCAACAACGGCTTGACGGGCATCCGCGATGGCCTCAAGACCACGTACCCCCAGATCGGGCTTGCATCGGACAACACGGCCTTTGCCGCCACGCAGACGCGCCTGAATCCATCGGCTGCGGGCACGGTGCTCATCAAGGCCGCGACGTTCACTGACCTGACGCCCACGAGCTATCGGGGCACGATCAGCGTCAACGGCAGCACCGAGTTCACCAACGCCACGATCTTCACGGTGGGCATTTGCAAGACCACTGACCCGACAACGGCTGGATCGCGCTCGGTTCGCACCCAAGGAATCGGCGTGCAGGCGGGCGACAGCTTCACGATTGGCGTGGAGATTGCGGTTTCTGATATTTCCTGAGAGACGACTGCGTAATGCTCCTCGCCCTCCAGAACAACATGCTGCTGATGCGCAGGAACGGCGGCGGCCTCTACATCCTGCAGCGCCGCCGATTCCGTCGCGGCTGAGGTAACACATGGACCAGATGACCGATTACACCGAAGACGAGCTGCAGGCGGCCCGGGAAAAGCTCGCCGCAAAGGTCGATTCCTTTGGTGCGGCGCTCGTGTCCAAGCGGCAGGAGGCCATCACCGGGCGCAAGAACTCGGGCATCGAGGACGAGTGGACCCTGGCCGAAGAAAGCTATCAGGGGGTGGATGACGCCAACCGAGCCGAAAACCTGGGAAAGCCCAGCGGACACAACGGTGGATACATCAACTCGGCAGTGCGGCCCGCTGCGGGAACTCGCTCAACCGTCTACCTCAACATTACGCGCCCGTATGTGGACGCAGCGGCCGCCAAGGTGGGCGACATGCTGCTGCCCACGGACGACCGCAACTGGGGCATCAGTCCGACTCCGGTTCCGGCAATCGCCAAGGTCGAGGAGAGCCAAGAGCTGGCCAACACACCGATGGCGCAGGCGATCCTGGACTTGCAGGCCAAGGCGCGTGAGGCGTGCAAGGGGGCCGAGCGGCAGATTGAGGACTGGCTGGTGGAGTGCCAGTGGCACGCCGAGTTCCGCAAGGTCATCGAGGACTGCGCGCGACTGGGCACAGGGGTCTTGAAGGGGCCGTTCCCCACCAAGCGCAAGTCCAAGGCAGTCAAGCGCATCGGCGGCATGACCGCCATGATGATGGAGGAGCGCATTTGCCCAGCCTCGCAGTGCATCAACCCTTGGAACTTCTACCCCGACCCGTCCTGTGGAGAGGACATCCAGGACGGCAGCTACTGCTGGGAGAAGGACTTGATCAGCGCCAAGAAGCTGCGCGAACTCAAGGGCATCCCCGGATACCTGAGCTGGCAGATCGACAAGGTGCTGGAAGAAGGCCCGGGCGGAAAGCACAAGACCGAGACGTTTGCCCCGGGCAAGGTCAAGGCTCAGGACGACGACCAGTTTGAAATCTGGTACTTCCACGGCACCGCATCCCGCGAGGACTTGGAAGCCGCGGGCGTTGAAATCCCGGGCGATCAGATGTTGGCGGTGCCATGCCTGGTGATCATGGTCAACGACTGCGTGATCCGCGCAGCACTCACGCCGATGGATGACGGGGAGTACCCGTATGACGTGATGCCTTGGCAGCGCAAGCCCAACATGCCGTGGGGCACGGGCATCGCTATCCAGATCAACACGCCCCAGCGGATGATCAACGCAGGCGCTCGCAACATGATGGACAACGCCGGCTACTCGGCTGGGCCTCAGATTGCGATGAGACGTGATGCGGTGGAGCCCGCAGACGGCACTTGGCAGATCACGCCTCGCAAGATTTGGTTCATCAAGGAAGGCGCGGATGTCAACGCTGTGCAGCAAGCCATTGTTGCCATCAACATCCCCACGATGCAGCAGGAACTGCTGAACATTATTCAGTTCGCCCTGAAGATGGCCGAGGACGTGACTGGCCTGCCGATGATCATGCAGGGTCAGACTGGGCAGCAGGGCAGGGCGGCCGAGACGGTTGGCGGCATGCAGATGCTCAACAACAACGCCTCTGTCGTGCTGCGCCGCATCGCCCGTCTTGCTGATGACCGCGTGACCGAGCGCCACATCCGCCGCTATTACCGCTGGCTGATGGAGTTCCATGATGACGACTCCATCAAGGGTGACTTCCAGATCGACGCCCGCGGCAGCACGGCTCTGGTAGAGCGCGATTTACAGAATCAGACGATTCTTGGCATGGCAGAGATGGTCCTAAACCCGGCCTTCGAGGTTGACCCGAAGAAGTGGTTTAGCGAGTTCTTGAAGTCGCAGCGCCTGGACCCCGAGCGGTTCCAGATGGACAAGGAAAAGCTGGCCGAGGTGCAAGCCGCTGCAGCCCAGCAGCCCCAGGCCCCGCAGATCGCAGCCGCGCAGATTCGCGCCGAGACGGAACTGCAAAAGACGCAGATGCTGTTGCAGGCCAAGGCTCAGGAGTCGCAGCAGGAGGCCGAGCTTCGCATGATGCAGGCCCAAAGCGAGTACGACCGCGATACGGCTTACGTACAGGCAGAGAACCAGCGCACGCAGATTGAACACGAGGCCAAGATGCAGGAACTCATGCTCAAGCGCGAACTCGCCATGCTGGACTACGCCAACAAGCGCGAGATGACGCTGGAGCAGGTCAAGGCCGATCTTGCAAAGGAATCCATGCGGATCAACTCGGTCAAGGAACTGGCTGCGATGAAGGCCAGCGCCGACATGATGCCCAAGCCCCCGGTTGAGCCGGCTGGCAGGGCGCAGAACGGGATGAGCTACCAGCAGTGAAGCTCACCCAGTACGAACTCCAGAGCGCCGTGTGGGTGAAGCTGCGCGAGCACCTGGAGCAGCAACTGAATGACTGTCGCTGTCGCAATGACGGCGACTTGAACGAAATCGAGACATCAAGATTGCGTGGTCGTATCTCGTGTCTCAAAGCAATCCTGGCGATTGGGGAACCAACACCAGAGCAGCCGAGGCCCGACGCTTAAAGCGCCGACGCTTCATCCCCGAAATGCCCGCCTTGTGCGGGCTTTGTCTTTTCTGGAGCCCGTATGACCACGGAGGCTATGCAAGAGCAAGTCCAAGATCAAACCACCGTCACCGCTGATGAGCAGCCGCAGGTCGAGCAATCGACCCCTGCGGTGGAGTCTCAGGAGCAGGCCGCGCCGCCGCAAGACGACGCAGCCGCCTTTGAGGCCGGATTCAATCAGGCGCAGGGAATCCAAGCCCCTGAACCTGAGCCCGCGCCTCCTCCCGAGCCCGCGCTGATTGCCGGTATGACCGAGGAGCAGATCAAGGAAGCTGTTGCCAAAGCAGCCGAGGTTGACAAGCTCAAAGAGCAGCAGGCCAAGCTGTTCGGAACCATCGGGAATTTCAAGCAGACGCTGGACCAACTGAAGTCAGCGCCGAAGCCCACCGCGGCCCAGGTTCAACTGACCAAGGAGAAGTTCGCCCGTCTGTCCAAGGACTTCCCCGAGATGGCCGAATTGATCGCGGCCGACCTCAACGAAGCACTGCAAGGCGCTGCAGTTGGGGCAGACGCCAGCCAGTTCGAGGGCGTGGTGCAGCAGCGAGTGTCGTCTGCAGTGGATCAGGTGAAAACCGAAATCCAGCAGCAGTACGAGGCCAAGCTGTTGGCCATTCAGCACAAGGACTGGAGGCAGGTCGTCACATCCAACGAGTTCGCACAGTGGACGCAAACGCTCCCCGAGGACGTTCGCAATGAACTGGGCAGCACATGGGACTCGACCTTCCTTGGCGACAAGCTCACCGAGTTCAAAGCCTGGAAACAGCAAAGCGCCACAAGTGCGCAGACCAAGCAAAAGCGCCTGGAAGCGGCCATCACCCCCAAGGGGACGCCGACAACTGGGAGCAATCAGTCCGAGTACGACGCCTTCGTGAGCGGCTTCAAGTCCGCCCGAGGCATCACCTGAAATCAATCGAAAGGTAAATCATGGCTACTCAACTCTTTGGCACCGGCAATGTCGGCGCCACCCAAGCAGCGCGCATCGGCAAGCTCAAGGGAGAAATCCTGGCACACGCCATCCCCGTCGAAGTGCTGGGCATGTGCGGTTCGCAAAAGCAAATCCCGAAGAACGCGAGCGACACCGTGGTGTTCCGCCGCTGGACGCTCTCTGGCCCCGGCTCGGTGGACAACCGCTGGATCACGGGCGCCAACGTGGGCACCTATGCCTCGTCGCACCTGACCACCGAAGGCGTTACGCCCACCGCTGATGCGCTTTCGGCAACCGACATCACCGCAACGCTCAACCAGTATTCGTGCCTGTACTCGGTCACTGACAAGACCGTGGATATGTACGAGGACGATGTGCCCGCGGAGATGAAGAAGCACACGGGCGAGCGTATCGGTCTGGTGCGCGAGATGGTGCGCTACGGTGTGGTGAAGTCCATGACCAACGTGTTCTACGGTGGTGCGGGCTCCTCCAAGGCCACGACCAACGGCACCGTGTCGCTGAACATGCTGCGCAAGATCACGCGCTCGATCAAGGCCAACCACGGCAAGATGATCACCTCCACCCTGGCGGCAAGCCCCAACTTCGCCACCACCCCGGTTGAGGCCGCGTACATCGTGTTCTGCCACAGCGACCTGGAGCCGGCGATCCGCGATCTGCCCGGTTTCAAGCATGTGTCGGAGTATGGCCAGCGCAAGCCGGTTCACGAAATGGAAATCGGCTCCTGCGAGTCGTTCCGCTTCGTGCTGTCGCCCGAACTCGCTCAGGACATCAACGCCGGTGCTGCCGTTGGCGCCACGGGCCTGCAGTCCACGGGCGGCGCGAACATCGACCTCTATCCGATGATCGTGTGCGGTGAGGACGTTTGGGGTCAGGTCGCTCTGCGCGGCATGGACTCTCTGGACGTGACCTATATCGCCCCCGGCCAGAAGGACAAGAACGATCCGCTGGGCCAGCGCGGCTTCATCGGCGCGAAGACCTACTTCACGGCCGTGATCCTGAATCACGGCTGGGGTGCCCTGGCCTGGGTCGGCACGCCCAGTCTGTAACTTGAAGGAGGGGCTGCGGCCCCTCTTTCTCCCAACTCAATAGGAGCCCAACATGGCACTTCCCGAGTCCGTGTCGCAGAGCCTTGCGGCACTGCAGATTGACCAGATGAGCGAGCGCGAACTGCGCAAGCTCTTGGCCGCCCTGGTTGATGGCATTCAAGCCATTGCCACCAAGCTCGACGCCGATGCCGGCGTGACGGCCACCGACTTCGCGGCGACCTTCGCCAACTTCGTGCGCGACTAAGCCTCAAGCACTTCAACCCCCAAAGCCCCCACGGTTCGCCCTGGGGGCTTTTTCTTTGCCAGGAGAAAAGCAATGCCCCGTGGAATCCCCAACTCTCGCTACCAAGACGCCGCCGAAGTGGCACAGCGCCCCGGCCTGGACATCCCCACCACCGGCTCGATTGACGACATCAAGCGCACCGACCTGCAGGTCGAAATCGCCACGCCCGATATGGCTGGCGACTACGCCGCGCAACTCGCGTTCATGGAGGAGAAGCTGGATGTGATCGTCCACGAGTCCACTGACAAGAACGCGGACCCCATCGTAGAAGTCTGGTGCAACGGCACTCCCCAGCGATTCGTTCGCGGGCAGGTGCAGACCGTCAAGCGCAAGTTCGTTCAGATTCTGGCGGACTCGCGCGAAACGTCCATCCAGACCAAGAACATGACGGGCAGTGATGGCGAGGTCATGCAGCGCATCAACAAACACACTGCGCTGTGCTATCCGTTCTCGGTGGCCAGCGACCCCAGTGGCCAGCGCGGCGCCCTGTGGCTCAAGCAGGCTCTTGCGGCGGCCTGAGCATGGCGACGTTTCTGGAACTGTGCCGCGACTTGCGGCAGGAAGCTGGCATCGCCGGGACTGGACCCAACTCTGTGCTGGGTCAGTCGGGCGAGTCCAAGCGCATCGTGGACTGGGTGCGCCGGTCCTACAACGACATCCAGTTGGAGTCCTCTCAGTGGCGGTGGCTCACGGCGCAGTTCCAGTTCACGACGACACCGGGCAAGCAGTCTTACAGCTCGCTTGAGGCGGGCATTACCGCTAGGTTTGATCGGTGGAATCCCCGCTCAATTCGGTTGAGTCTCGAAGGCGTACAGGATCAAATCGAACTCCAGTACATCAGCTACGACGAGTTCCGCTCGATCTATCTGACTGGGCCTCGTCCAGAGGTTCGTCCCACGGTGGTCAGCATCTCGCCGCAGCAAGAACTGTTGCTGGGTGACGTGCCAAATCTCGCATACACGGTGGTCGGTGAGTATCAGAAGACCCTGCAGACACTGCAGGCTGACTCCGACGCCCCCGAGATGCCGGCGCAGTACCACGATGCAATCCTGTACTGGGCCTTGACGAAGTACGCGCGCTACGAGTCTGCCCCGGAAATCTACCAGGACGCGATGGACAACTACCGCAGGCTGATGGGTGGACTTCGCCAGCATCAGTTGCCGTTCATTGCCCAGGCGGAGCCGCTGGCGTGATCACGAAGTTTTCAGACACCCGCTACGACTTTGCTCGGCTGGCCGGGGGTCTGGATCAGATCACCCCGACACTCGCACTCAAGCCAGGTATTGCGCGGCGCGCAGCCAACTTTGAGTGCTCGATCACGGGCGGCTACACGCGAATTCAGGGCTACGAGCGGTTTGATGGCCGTGCGCGCCCATCGGCAGCGAACTATGTGGCTGTCGTCGTGGCCAGCGCCTCGGGGTTCGTGGTCGGCCAGTCCGTCACGACCGCCACAGGATCGGGTGTCCTGGTTGCCATCAGTGATGCGACCCTGGTGCTCACCAAGGTCACCGGCTCATTCAACCCCGGGCAGGCTATCGGCGGCACCGCGGTCATCTCGTTTGCCTTGATCGTGGCCAGCCCGTCCGACGATGCAAGGTATCGGCATCTCGCAGCAAACGAGTACCGCAAGGACATCGGTGCCGTGCCCGGCGCAGGCCCCGTGCTTGGCGTGGCGTACTACGGCGGCAAGGTCTATGCGTGGCGCAACAACGCCGCGGGCACGGATGCCGTGATGTGGTTCTCCAGTGCAACCGGCTGGCAGCCCGTGACCTTCTTTGAGGAAGTGAAATTCACCAACGCCAACACCAGCGTCATTGAAGGTCAAACGCTGACGCAGGGTGGCGTCAGTGGGCTGATCCGGCGCGTGGTTTTGGAGAAGGGCTCGCTGGCCTCATCGACAAATTCTGGTCGTCTGATCATCAGCGGACGCACGGGGGGCAGTTTCTCTGCCGCCGCCGCGACCTCAAGCGGTGGAGGGCTCCTGACCCTGGGCGGCTCCGAGTCTCAAATCCGTCTCCTTCCCGGTGGCCGCTTCAATTCAGCGGTGGCCAACTTTGGCGGCGGGCCGCAGAACCGGCGTCTGTACGTGGCAGATGGGGTCAATCGCGCCTTTGAGTTTGACGGCGACGTGCTGGTTCCCATCTCCACGGGCATGACACCGGACAGGCCCGCCCGGGTGATGGTTCATCGGCAGCATCTGTTTCTGAGCTTTGGCTATTCGCTTCAGTATTCGGCGGTCGGCTTTCCGTACTCGTTCAGCCCGATCTTGGGTGCCGGCGAGATTGCCATGAACACCGACATCACCGATCTGGTGCAGTTGCCCGGTGATCAAGCCACTGGCGCGCTGGCGGTATTCACGACCGACGAGACGGCAATTCTGTACGGGTCCAGCGCCCAGAACTTCCAGCTTTCAAACTTCAACACGCGCACGGGCGCTGTTGTTGGAACCGCACAGAACCTGGAGCAAACCTACATCCTGACGGATCAGGGCGTGGTGAGCCTGTCGGTGACGCAGCAGTTCGGTAACTTCCTGCCCGCATCGCTGACGACAACGCTGCGCCCGTTCATTCGCCAGCACCTGTCTCTTGCAAGCTGCAGCGGTCTGAGCCGCGAGAAGGCGCAGTACCGAGTCTTCTTCTCGGACGGCTTTGGCCTGTACGTCACCGTTCGCAATGGGCAGTTCCTTGGCGCGATGCCGGTTCAGTTTCCTGACCCGGTGATCTGCATGACCGAAGGCGACCGGGCTGACGGCAGCAAGACCAGCTACTTTGGATCCAACAACGGCTATGTCTACGAGATTGACGCGGGCACGTCTTTCGATGGCCAGGACATCCCGGCCAACGTGAGTCTGGTGTTCAACGCGATGGGTAACAGCCGATTGCTCAAGCGTTACCGTAAGGCTTCGTTTGAGATTTTTGGTGACGCCTACGCCAAGTTCGCTGTGGGCTACGACCTGGGCTACCGCTCGATGGAGTACGAGCAGGCCGCAGATGCGCCCAACGAGACTGACCTTCGATCTTCGTACTGGGACCAGTTCACCTGGGACGACTTTCTTTGGGACGGCAAGGAGCTGGCCCCGGCCGAGTTTGATGTGACCGGCAGTGCCGAGAACGTGGCCTTCCGAATTTCATGTGTGGCCCCGGATGTTGAGCCGTTCACGGTCAACAGCATCACGGTTCACTACAGCCCAAGACGGGGTATCCGATGAGCAACGAGTTTTTCAATCAGACCGGCAACCCCCAGCCCAACTCCCCGGGGGCGAGCAATCAGGTTCGCTCGGAGTTCTTGCTGGTCCAAAACGCCTTTGACAAGCTGCCCTCTATGACGGGCAATGGCGGCAAGGTCGTCATCGTCAATCCCTTTGGCACCGGGATGACAACGACGATGACCCTGAGCGGGTTCTCTATCGTTGGCGGAACTGTCAATGGCGCTGTGATTGGAGCCCTGACACCCGCAGCCGCGGCCTTCACGAGCGCATCGGCGTCTGCTGGATTCTCTGGAAATCTGACGGGCAATGTGGCCGGTGATGTGGTTGGCAACGTCACCTCCAGCGGAAGCTCTACGTTTGAAAACGTGACCATCAACGGCACGCTCAACATGAACCTGGGGACGACCGGGACGATCACCGGCCTGACATCCCCCACTGGCGCCACAGATGCGGCCACCAAGGGCTACGTCGATTCCTCGATTGCAAGCCTTGTCGCATCGGCCCCTGGTACGTTGGACACGCTCAACGAGTTGGCCGCTGCGCTTGGCAACGACCCCAACTACGCCACAAGCACCGCCAATCTGATCGCCACCAAGCTGTCCCTGACAGGCGGCGCGCTCACGGGCGTCCTGTCGATGGGCGGCAACAAGATCACCAATCTGGCAACGCCTACTGCAAGCCCTGATGCGGTGAACCTGGGCTACGTCACCACGCTGTTCGGCTCGACCGCATCAGCGGCGGCCAGCGCGACATCGGCAGCCACGAGTGCAAGTCAGGCGCAGGGCTTTGCAACTTCTGCCAGCAACAGCGCCACGGCAGCGCAAGCGGCGCAGGCTGCGGCCGAGGCGGTGTACGACAACTTCGATGACCGATACCTCGGGCCAAAGTCAAGCAACCCAACCGTGGACAACGATGGAAACGCGCTGCTCACGGGTGCGCTGTACTTCAACACCTCGGCAACGCCGCCCGAGATGCGGGTCTACACCGGCACCGCATGGGTCACGGCCTACAACGCGGGAATTGCGCCCAACACATTCGGCGTGGTCAGCGGAAATACCGGAACGGCCAATGCCGATCAGTCTGGTGACACGCTGGCGATTACTGGCGCGAACGGGTTGAGCACTACCGCAACGGACACGCCTGACGGTCTGGTGATTGAGCCGACCTACGGCTCACCCGCAGCCCTCGGTCCCTCTGCATCGGCGGGTACGCAAAACACATTTGCAAGGTCTGACCACGTTCACCAATACCCGACCCCAGAGCAAATTGGCGCGGCCACAAGCTCCCAATCCATCGTTTACAGCCTGATCTTCGGAGCCTGACATGACATTCAAAGTCGCAGCCGTTGCCCTTGCCGCAGCAGACACCACCGTATTTGAGACACCCATCAACATCGAGGGCGCGATGCACGGGCTGGTGTTCACCAATCCCACCGCAGGCGCTCTGAGCTTGACCTTCAAGTTCTTCGACGCCTCAGAAGGCACCACGCGCACGATCCTGTCGGGCTTCAGCATCGCGGCCAACGCCCAGTTCACTTGGCCCAAGCCGATCAACCTCAACGCGGGTGATCGGATCATCGCCTCGGGCAACGGGCTGGTCGCGCTGCACTCCACCTTCATCGCAGAGGCCGTGCCGCTTGCCCGAGGGTTCACGCCCAGAGGCGAGTGGACAAGTGCTGCGGCATACCAGACCAACGACATCGTGTCGTACCTGGGCTCAAGCTACATCGCCATTCAGGCCAACACCAATCAGCAACCCAACACCAACCCGGATGACTGGCTGCTGCTGTTTGCCACGCCCTCCACCCTGACGGATGTGTCGCTTGTGCGGCCCACGACCCGCTCGGTGCGCCAAGTCACGCAGTCCTTCAGTCCGACCAGCGGCTCAACGGTGACCTTTGACTTGTCGCAAGCCAACGTGTTCGTGGTGACGCTGCCCGCCTCGGGATCTGTGACGATTGCAGCGCCGACCAACGCACCGGCAAGCGGGACTGAGTTTGACTTCCTGATGCAGTTCAAGATCACCGGCACGGCTGCGCTGACTTTCAACAGCGTCTTCAAATTCCCCGGTGGTGTTGCGCCGACTTTGACCGTGACCAACGGCAAGACCGACACGCTGGCCGCGTACACCACGGACGGCGGCATGACCTTCCAAGCCTTCACCGTGGGGCAAAACGCATGAGCCGCACCCTGAGCATCCTGGGCGCTGCCTCGGGCCTTGCCGGGGCTGTTGATGAAGCCTTCGAGAACGTCACCCTCCTGCTGACCGGAGACGGGACGAACGGAGCGCAGAACAACACTTTCTTTGACTCATCGGCCAACAACTTCTCGATCACCCGGTTCGGGAATGTGACGCAGGGGAATTTCTCGCCGTTTGGGAATCGGTGGAGTAATTATTTCCCCGGCCCAAACAGCGCGTCAAGTTTAACTTTCACCGACCCCGCGACACTTTTTTCAGCCGCTTTTAATTTTGGAGTTGGTGATTTTACCGTTGAATTGTTTGTTAGACCGGAGATAGCTTCCGGCGTTAACTCAACAATGGGATATGTAGATTTTCGTGGGAATTCATACACGGAAAATCATCTAGCGTTATTCCAGTCTGGAGGTGTATTTAGGGTGGAAAGGGCGGCTTCTCCTATAATTTCTGGCGGAAGCGTCTCTACAAATCAGTTCACGCATGTCGCGCTGGTTAGGAGAACCGGCACTTTAACTCTTTATCTTAACGGAACTTCTGTTGGTTCTACATCTGACACCACTTCTTATGGTAATTCCTACGCCAGAGTTGGCAGACTAGCAGAAGACTACCCTGCTAGTAACCCAGGGATGTTCGGAAATATCAGCAACGTCCGAGTCGTAAAAGGCACAGCCCTCTACACCGCCAACTTCACCCCTCCCACTGCACCCCTCACCGCAGTCCCTGGCACATCCCTGCTGACCTGTCAGAGCAACCGCTTCATCGACAACAGCGCCAACAACTTCGCCATCACCCGCAACGGCGATGTGAGCGTCCAGCGCTTCAGCCCGTTTGCTCCAAGTGCTGTTTACAACCCGGCGACGGATGGGGCGAGTGCTTATTTTGATGGCAGTGGGGATTATCTACAATTACCCACCACTTTCCCAACATTTTCGGGCGACTTTACAGTAGAACTTTGGGTATACAGAACTTCTGCAAGTAACCAAGGTGATTTTGTTGCATTTAATAGAGACGGCGGCACTGGCGTTTGCTCAATACAAATCTACTCTGGCACGACTGGGTCTGTTGTCGCACTTCTTTCTACTAATGGCTCTTCACAGACGACGCTGTCTTACTCAAATATCGCTATTGCAAATCAGTGGAATCATATTGCAGTAACAAGATCGGGTAGCACTGTTAGGTTATTTGTTAATGGGGTTTCTTCGGGATCAACGGCAACGGTTTCTGGAGCACTATATTCTGGTTCTACCACAAACTACGTTGGTTTTGGTAATTTTGAATACTTGGGCTATATGTCCGGCCTTCGAGTTGTTCAGGGCACCGCCCTCTACACATCCAATTTCACCCCACCCACCGCACCTCTCAACCCCATCACCAACACCTCCCTCCTGCTTAACTTCACCAACGCAGGCATCGCTGATGCAAGCGGCATGAACGTTCTGGAAACCGTAGGCAATGCTCAGGTTTCAACGGTGGTCAAGAAGTACGGCACGGGGGCGATGGCGTTTGATGGGAATGGGGATTGGTTACAGGCTCCCGCATCTTCTAGCTTCGCGCTTCGCAACACCTTCACGGTGGAAATGTGGATCTATCGTGTCGGAACCGCTGTTCAGTGGCTTGTGGGCAACAACACCGGCAGCGGGAATGACGCTTGGCTTATTGAGATTGAAGCCAACAACACGGTCTATGCGGGAGGCTGGACGGTCGGTACGCAAACCACGGCCACGGTTCCCTCGGGCGCTTGGTGTCATTTGGCTCTTGTTTGCAACGCCGGGACGCTCAGTCTTTATTTGAACGGTGTGCAGTCTGGAACTCCCGCTACCGGCATGGACTTCAGCAGTGCCAACGCGCTTTTTGTTGGGTCGATGTCAGGTGGCGCTCGTGGGCTGAGCGGCTACATCGACGACCTCCGCATCACCAAAGGCGTTGCCCGGTATCTCGCCAATTTCACCCCGCCCACGGCTCCCTTGCCCCTTCGATAAGGACTGAACCATGCTCATCGCTGAACTGACAAACCCTGTGCCGTTGGACTACCGGGCGGCTTTCCCGAACACGAGCTTCCCCCAGTCCGGGCCTGATGATGATTTCCTGGCGGCCAACGGATATGCGCGTGTCAACGCTTTCAAAGAGCACGACCGCGCCACGGAAAAGCTCATCCCTGCCGAGCCGTACTTTGAGGCACCTTGGGTCTACACCGTGGCCGTGGCCCCCAAGAGCGCCGAGGAATTGGCCGCAGAGCAGGCCGCAGCCGTGCAAGCCCTGCAAGCCGGGATCGTGGCCGCAGTGCAGGCCCGCCTGGATGACTTCGCACGCACACGCAACTACGACGGCATCCTGAGCGCGGCTACCTATGCAGCCTCTACGGTGCCCAAGTTCGCAGCCGAGGGGCAGTACGCGGTGACCGCACGCGATCAGACCTGGGCCACGCTCTACGCGATCCTGGCCGAAGTGCAGGCCGGTACGCGCCCAGTGCCCACCGGGTATGCCGACATTGAGGCTGATCTGCCCGTGCTTGAGTGGCCTGCTGCCTGACCATGCGCCAACGCCTGCTGTTCATGTTGATTGCGCTCGACCAGTTCCTGTGGTGCTGGCTGACGCTTGGCCGGTATCACCCGGACATCACGCTGTCTGCCCAGGCATGGCAGTGGGAGTTGGACGGCAAGCGGACATGGCCGCGCAGGCTAATTGATTGGTTGTTCTGGCCTATTGAAAAAGACCACTGCCGCATGGCATGGATTGCTGAAAGGGAAGGGAAGGTGTGATGGACAACTCACAAAACATCGAAGTGAAGTTGGCGCAGTTGGAGTCCAAGATCGAATCCATTGCGGACTCGTTGGATGAGGTCAAGCGTGGTCTTATCGGCCTGGGCGACTTGCGCGAGGACTTGGCGAAGTTCGCCATCCACCACGAGCAGTTCAGGAACGAAGCCAAGACCATGTGGGTGCGGATTGATGAGCAGCGCGACGAAATCAAGCGACTCAACAGCACCATCGACAACTGGAAGGGCCGGTTGCAGATGGTCGGCGGGGTGCTCACTGTCCTCGGTGCGCTTGGTGGTGGTGTGCTGACTTGGACATGGAGCCAAGTGCAGACCGTACCGGTGCTTATCGAGCGCATCAACAACCTTGAGCAGACGCGCAAATGACGCAGAACCTGGAATTTCCGAGCCAGGGTTTCTATAGCCCGCAGGAGTTAAGCACTCGGCTTTTCCAACTCGACTTGCAGGTCAGCAACCTTGCCATGATGGTCAAGCGCCTCTACACCGAAGTCCACGGCGACCACGCGCACATTGCCCAGATTGACGCGCTCTTGGCTGACATGCAGGCGCAAATCCGAGAGTGCCGTGGGCTGCACGATAAAGACATTGAGGGAGCACCAATATGATCGAACTCCTGGGCGGTGCCGTGGGGGGCATCTTTGGCGGCTTGTTCCGGCTGGCTCCCGAGGTCATCAAGTTCTTCGACCGGCGCAACGACCGCAAGCACGAGTTGGAAATGCTCAAGGTGCAGGTTGACCTTGAGAAGACCCGTGGCGAATTCAAGCTGGCCGAAGTCGGCGTGATGCGCGACATGGCGGTTGACACCGCTGCGCTTGGGGCTTACACCGCAGCCATCAAGTCCCAGGCTGACATGAGCAAGGCCGCAGGCGGCTTTGCGGCCACGGCATCGGCCCTGGTGCGGCCCCTCATCACGTATGCCTTCGTGGGCACGTACCTGATGCTGACCATCATCATTGCCGGTGAGATGCTGATGCGTGGGGTGGCCTTGGCTGACGTTGCGCGGTACGTACTCACGCCGGACTTCATCGCCATTGTGAGCGGCATCGTGTCGTTCTGGTTCCTCTCGCGCACGCTGGAGAAGCGCGGGCTATGAAGGCGCTGGAGATTGCCGCAGAGATGTGCGCGGCTTTCGAGGGCTTGAGCCTGACGGCCTATGTGTGTCCAGCCGGGTACATGACCATCGGCTTTGGAAGCACCCGCTATCTTGACGGGAGGCCCGTGGCGCAGGGTGACAAGATCACACGGGCAGATGCCGAAGAACTGCTGCTGCGATCCTTGGCGTCCGTCTACCTCCCAGCAGTTCAGCGTCATTGCGCCCCGGCACTGCCAAGCGACAACCGCACGGCGGCGCTGCTTGACTTCGCCTACAACATCGGTTCCGGTGCCCTGCAAACGTCTACGCTTGCCCGCAAGGTTCGGATGCAGGACTGGGATGGTGCTGCTGCTGAGTTCCCACGGTGGAACAAGGGCGGTGGCCGCGTGCTTCCAGGCTTGGTGCGCCGCCGCGCCGCCGAGCGCCAACTGTTTGAGGCGGCGTGATGGAAGACCTCGACATCGCCGCCGAGCGCGAACAGATGGAGCGTGACTACCTTGTCGCACAGATTCGCCGCCATCCAGGCAGCGGGCTCATTGCCTGCGGTGAGTGCCACTTCTGCGCTGAGCCTGTTTCAAGCAATCGCTTGTTCTGCAACAGCGAGTGCGCCGAGGACCATGAGCATGAATCAAACCGGCGCGCAAAGCGTCAAGTTGGGGAATAACGATGGCCACTAATCCGCTTGGGATCAAGATTCAGGAAACTCCCGGAAATCCCAATACGGGCAACGGCTTGATTCAGACGGCCATGACCGCTGGTATTGAGGTTGACGACAAGCAGACTGTTGCGGGTCAGGTCCGCAATCTGTTGGCAAACGAGAGTCCGCTGCTACAGCAGGCTCGCGCAAGAGCTGCCGGCGCTATGAATGCCCGCGGCCTACTCAACAGCAGCATGGCACTCGGGGCGGCCGACTCTGCCATGTATGAGGTGGCCCTGCCGATTGCGCAGCGTGATGCGGACACATACGCGCAGGCCGCGCGGCAGAACTCGCAGCAGTTCAGCGAGTCATTGAGGTTCAACGCTGCAGAGGCCAATAAGTTTGGACTGCAGCGCGACCAGCAGGGTTTCGTGACGCGGGAGCGCGAGGCGGCGCAGGGTTTTCAGACCAAAGAGCGCGAGTCGTCGCAAACATTCCAGTCTCTTGAGGCGATCAAGGTTCGTGAGTTTCAGGGTGTTCAGGCCGACCTTGACCGAGCCCAGCAGATGCGCGTCGTTGAGTTGCAGGAGTCCGGGCAGTCAGCCCGCGCTGCTGCAGCGATTGCGGCGCAGGAGCGCCAGCAGAGGGAGGCTCAGGCATTCCAGGCCGCAGAGAACCGTGCGCGAGAGCAGTTTGACGCGCAGCAAAGTAAAGCGCAGCAGGAGTTCACTGCGCAGCAAAGCAAGTTGGCGCGTGAGCAAGAGGCCACTCTGCAAAAGGCCCAGTTTGAGTTCACTGCGGCGCAAGGAGACTTGGACCGCGCTGAGCGGCGGTACGCCACAGACAAGTCGGTGGAGGCTCAGCAAGCCCTGGAGTTGTCACGGCAGCGGTTTCAGCAGGCCGAGAGCAATCTTGACCGCTTGTTCCAGGCGCAGACGAACGCGGATAACAGGAACTTCACTGCTGAGCAAAGCGCGCTTGATCGCACTGGGCGCCTGGACCTGCAGCGTGAGGCTCAGTCGTTCAGTGCTTCTCAGGCTGAGCAAGACCGAGCCCAGCAAATTATGCTGGCTGACAGGAACATTACCGCTCAGCAAGCCTTGGAGAAAGCAAGGCAAGAGTTCCAGGGCGGTCAGTCGGCTCTGGACAGGGCGCAGCAGGTTTCGCTTTCACAGGCGGCCCAGTCGTTCCAGGCGTCTCAGGCCGAGCAGGACCGCGCCCAACAGATCATGTTGGCTGATCGGAACATCACGGCCCAACAGGCGTTGGAGCGTTCGAGGCAAGAGTTTCAGCGGGGGGAGTCGGCGCTGGATCGCACGCAGCAGGCATCGCTTGCTCAAGCGGCTCAGTCGTTCCAGGCAAGCCAAGCTGAACTTGATCGAGCCCAACAGTTGATGCTCACGGACAAGAGCATTTCTGCGCAGCGTGCGCTTGAGATGTCTCGTCAGGAGTTCCAGGGAAATCAGTCTGCGCTTGACAGGGCGCAGCAGGCGTCCCTGTCCCAAGCCGCCCAGTCATTTCAGGCTTCGCAGTCTGAGCTTGACCGCGCTCAGCAGATCATGCTGGCCAACAAGCAGATCACGGCCCAACAAGCACTTGAAACGGCTCGGCAGGAGTTTCAGCGAGGAGAGTCCCAACTTGACCGCGCACAGCAGTTGGCATTGAACCAAGCTGCTCAGTCTTTCCAGGCGTCTCAGGCAGAGAGGGATCGGGCGCAGCAGATCATCCTTGCGGACAAAAACATAACAGCCCAACAGGCTTTGGAGCAGGCCCGCCAGGAGTTTCAGCGTGGCGAGTCTGCCTTGGATCGTGCGCAGCAGGTTTCTCTGAGTCAGGCCGCGCAGTCGTTCCAGGCATCGCAGTCCGAGAAGGACCGCGCTCAGCAGATCATGCTCGCCGACAAGAGCATCAACGCCCAACAGGCGCTAGAGCAGGCGCGGTTCCAATTCCAGGCCGAACAGTCTGGACTTGATCGCACCCAGCAGTCCAACCTGGAGGCCAATCGCATCCAAGCCCAGAAGGACTTGCAGAAGGATCAACAGACGTTTGCATCCGGTGAGGGATTGCTTTCGCGGGAGTTCCAGGCGGGGCAGTCCGCCCTTGATCGAGCGCAGCAGTCCACGCTGGAATCCAATCGGATTCAAGCCCAAAAAGACTTGCAGACGAACCAGCAGAGTTTTGCATCTGGAGAGGCCGACAAGGACCGCGCGCAGCAGGGGCTGATCCTCAAGACCCAGCAGGATTTCCAGTCGAATCAAAACCAAGCCCAACGCGACTTTGAATCTGGCGAGCGCCGGCTTGATCGGATTTCTGCTGCAGAAGCCGCACAACTCAACCGCGACTTCCAAGCCACGCAGTCGCAACTGGACCGCGACCAACAAACCAGCGTCATCAAGCTGCAGGACTCTCTGACGCAGGCCAACATCAGCCGCTCGTTCGCCATGAACATCAGCAGCACAACGCTCAACTCCATGAACGCGATTGCTGCCGACCCGAATCTGGACCCGGCTTCAAAGAAGGCAGCAATCCAAAACGTGATTGATCAGGCCAACTCCACGATTGCCTGGGGCTCTGCTTTCTTCAACACGCCGCTGCCGCCTGTGTCTACGCCCGGCTCTGCTGTCGGGCAGTCTGGTTCGGTTGGCGGTTCATCGGGTGGCGGTCTTACTGGGTCCGTCATTACCGGCCCAGGCGGCCAAGCGCAGCCCGCTCCTGATTACTTCTCGCGCAACCCCGATGTTGGGCGGGCGTATGAGGAGGAGGGTGCGGCCGAGCGCGGCATTGATCCAGAGCAATTCGCGCAGATTCACTACGACAGCTTTGGCCGAGCTGAGGGCCGCGCGGCTCCGTGATGCAGATCCGCAAAGCCAAGCCGTCTGACATTCCTGCGGTGGTGGACATCGCGGTGGAGTCGGTGTCGCGCAATGCGTGGCCGGTTGAGATTGACCGGGCGGCGATGACCGAGACGGCGCAGCAGGCGCTGAACCCCGCGCATTTCCTGTGGGTGGCTGAAGCGGACGGCAAGGTGGTGGCCGCATTCGGCGCGGTGGTGCAGCCGAGCTTCTGGTTCAAGAAGCTCTCCTGCTCGGTGCTGCTGTTCTACAGCCGCGTGCCGGGGGCGGGTCTGCCGCTGATCCGCGAGTTCATTCGGTGGTTCAAGGGTCGCAGCGCCATCAAGTGCGTGATGTGGGAGGTGGAGCAGGAGTGTGATCAGCGAATCACCAAGTTCCTGCGCCGTGCTGGTTTCAATCGTGAGGCTCGAACCCTCACTTATGTAAGGGGGTTGACATGAGTCGTGCGGTGAAGTCGGTTGGCAGAGCCATCGGCAAGGTGGTGTCTGGTGTTGGCGATGCCGTCAAGAAGGTGGCCAAGTCCAAGTTGGGTAAGGCGGTGCTGATTGCCGCTGCGGTGTACTTTGGCGGCGCGGCGCTGTCTGGTGCTATGAGCTCAACTGGCACGGCCATGCAAGGAATCAGCAATGCCTGGACAAGCCTGAGTACAGCAGCAGGTCAGGCGGCTGGAGCGATGACAGGGGTGGAGGGCGCGTCGTTTGCGAATGCTGGCAATGCGTTGTCAGCGGGATTCGGCGGATCGGCCGCGACTATGGAGGCGGGCAGCCTCGTGACGCAAGGATTCGCTCCCGCAGCTAAAACAGCGGCTGGCGCCGTCAACCCCATCACACAGGCCGCCGCCCCACTTGACCCGATCAGCGGCAATCCGCTGATGCCCGTTACCCCCCCGGCCGCGCCCCCTCCTAGCGGGATGCTGGCCAACATGATGAGCAGCAAGTACACCGCGCCTGCGCTGATCCAAGCCGGCACCGGCCTCATCGGCGGGGCAATGCAAGCCAAGGGCCAAGCGCAGCAGACAGCAGACGAGCGCGCCCGCTACAACCGCAACATCGGAACCCGCCTGTGGGGCTGAAAGGAAACACCATGAATGGATTGATTCAGCAGGCACGGGGTCCGCAAAATCCGCAGATGCCACAAGAGCCTGATGCGATGAAGCCAGATCAGGCCGCTGCGGCAGACCAAGGTGCGCCCGAGGATGACGCCGGCTACGACCAAGCGATGACGTTTGCGATGGAAGTCCTCTACAAGCAGAAAGCCGCCATCGACGTGGCCAAGTCGCTCAAGGGCAGTGATCCGGTGGAATCCCTCGCCAACACGGCATACGAGGTCGTTAGCATCGTTGACGAGCGGACTGATGGTGCCGTGCCGGATGAACTTCTCGTGCTGTTTGCAACGCGAATCCTGGAAGAAGTGGCTGAGATTGCCGAGGCTGCGGGGATTGAGGTGAAGCCCTCGACGGTTGCACAGGCGCTCAAGCAGATGATCCTGCGCTATCTGGGCGAGCAGGGTATCGACTCGCGCGAGCTGCAGGCGGCGATGGACAAGGTTGACCCGGCCGAGTTTGACCGGATGGCCGAACAGGAGATGGCAGCATGAGCGGCTTGATCTGGAGTGCGCTGGGCAATGCGGTGTCGAATTTCGGCACCAACTTTGGCAACGGCATGATTCGCCAGATCGAGCGCGATGAGCAGGAGCAGCGCGAACTGGAGCGGGAGAGGCGGGCCGACCAGCGTGATGAGGCCAAGTTCCAGCGCCGCAAGGAGGCCGAGGAAGCCGAGCGGATGAAGCAGGCGGGCATCTTTGATCAGGCTGAGAAGAATGCCCTTGTCTCCGCAGATCGGGAGCGATTTGAGAAGTTCCGAAAGGACGCCAAGACTTCTGGCTCCGAGGCGGATGACGCGACCCTTCGTAAGTTGTTCGACGAGAACTACAACGATCAGGTAGTAGCCGGCTCTGACCGCTACACGACCAAGTACAGCCGTGACCGCCAACTGGTTCTTGATGAGGTTCGGCGCTTGGGAGGCAACAGCGAGTCGATTCGCTCGGCCCAGCAGTCCGTCAAGGATGCGCAGACTGCGGAGGATCAGGCTGCGCGGCGAGCCATCGAGCGGGCTGATCTTCTGGCCCGCGAGAAGAAGGGCGACCAGCAATTTGCAGTCTTGATGCAGCGTGATGAAACAACTCGTCGCGGGCAGGACATCCGGCGTGATTCCCCTGGCGGCGGTAAGGGAGGTAGCCCAGAAGAAAGGGCCGCCACAACAGCAGACCTTCAGCGTCAGGTGGATAACGCAGAGGCTCGGATGTTGATGATCGTTGGCGGATCAAACAAAGATTTGATGGACAACATCAATCGACTTCGCAAGAAGGCAGACCAGGGCGATCAGGCCGCGAAAAAGAAGTTTGAGGAACTGGAGCCCATGTATCAGCGGTGGGTTTCCGCATCAGATCGACTTGATGCCTACAAGAACCCGACAGCTTCCGGTCAAGGTTCGTCTTATTCAGCAGCGCCTGGCAAGCCTGCTGGCAGCAAAGACCGCCCCCCGCTTTCATCCTTCCAACTCCCCACCAAGAACTGAGACAGGGTCACCATGCGCTTTGATGTCAACGCCGCTCGCAAGGCTGGGTACACCGACGACGAGATTGCCGACTACCTTTCTGAGCAGCGCGGGTTTGACATTGGCTCGGCGCGGGAATCTGGCTATTCGTCTCGGGAGGTCTTGGACTTTCTGAGCAAGCCTGAGGCCAAAAAGCCGGCAGCCGCCAACACACCGGCCTATGTCGAGGAGCCCATCAACTACGACGATGCGGCGACTTCGATGGTGGGCACGCCTTCGCAATCAAGCGGTGGCGGCGTCCTTCAGCGCATCGGCGCGGCGCTGCGGCCTGACCAAAATCGCAGCGTGCTTGAGGGTTACAAGCAACCGGAGGCCGAGCGCCAAGCGGAGGTTGACCGTCGCCTGTCCTACGGTCAGGGTCCAATCAGTCAGAAGGTCGCGGCCGATGCTGACCGTGTTCGCAGTGCGCGTGGCACGAACGACCAGATCAAGTTCACCAACCCCACCTATGAGGGCCGGGTGCGGGGTGTCGTTGACGCGATGGATGAGCGTGGTGAGCGTTCGTTTGGCGACCTTGCCGCGCTCGGGCGTGATGGCGAAATTCAGCGGGCATTGACTCAGAGCAAGGCCGACGAGTTCCGCTCTGCCGGCGAGTGGGCCATCGACACCGCATCCAATGTGATGCAAGGCGCCGTGTCTCTGGCGCAGATGCCGGTCAATCTGATCGCGCCTGATGGCTCTCTGGCCGAGTCGCTGCGGCAGACTCAGAAGGAATTGCAGGCTGAGGAGTCTGATGTCCTCAAGGCCAGCCGCGAAGTCCTCAAGCAGCGGGTGATGAACGAGGAAGGCTTCTTCGGTCAGTACGCCGCGACGGTCAAGCAACTGATCACAAACCCGACGCTTGCCATCTCTGAGGGCTTCAAGCAGTTGCCGATGTTCCTCGGGATCGTGGGCGCAGCCCGTGGGGGCGCGGCGGCGGGTGCTGCCGGCGTGGCCGCTGCAGGGCGTGCAGCCCCTACGGTTGCGCTGGCCGATGCAATTGGTGGTGGCGCACTGACGGCGCGGGCCGCCGCTATTGGCAGCACTGTGGGCGGTGGCGCCGCAGCGGTGACGATGGCCGCAGGCGATGCGGCCGGTCAGACCTACGAGGAACTGACTGATCCCCGGCGCACTCCGCGAGAAACCTGGGAGCAGAACCCAGACTATCAGCGCCTCGTGGCCGAGGGCAAGACGCCTGATGAGGCGATCAACGAGTTGGCCGTTGCCAAGTCGCGCATGGCCGCACTCGTGGCCGCGCCACTTGGCATCTTGGGCTTCATGGGCGCCGAGGCAGCAGTTGCTGGTCGCGGCATTGTGCAGGCCGCAAGAGATGCGCTGACCTTCAAGGGTGCCGCAAAGTCTTTCGGCAAGGAAACGATTGGTGAGCAGTTGGAGGAGGGCGGTACACAGGCCGCATCCAACTTCGCCGTTTCTACGGTCAACCCCAACAAGTCAATCCTTGAAGGCGTGCCTGAGGCGATGGCGCTGGCCGGCGTCACTTCGACGCCATTCGGCGCGGTTGGCGCCTTGAGCAACTATCAGCAAGCGCGGGCTCAGTTGGAATCCGGCCCGAACGTGGCGCCACTGGTCGACCTCGAAGGTCAAGCCGCCATTGATGACCGTTACGGCGACACCCTGCGCCCTGAGCGAGTGGCCGCCGAGCGCGAGCGCCTGGAGCGGATGCGCCGCCTGTCTGAAGCGCAGAGCGTGGATGAGGCGATTGTGCTGGCCAACGAGGTGGCGAATTCGCCTGTGGCGCCGCAGACGCCTGCTTCACCTGTGGTTCCGGTAAACGCCGGGGATGATCCGGTTCTGAGCAATGTGCTGACATCGCTCGGGGCACTGAGCAATCAACCAGGAGGCGTCAATGTCGGGGCATCAAATCAGCCTGCACCCACAGCTACAGGAGGCATTGGAGTTGGGGGCGGTGACGTTCTCGGAAGCCTGGTTACTGATGGACGAAATCCTGCTGCAGGACTGCGAGGTGGTGATGATGCCGGCGGAGTACCTGGTGTTAGTAGCCAAGGTGCAGTTGTGCTGGGCGGAGGTGCCGCCGGGGGTGGTCGTCCAGTAGTTCTCCAGAACCGCGACCGATCAACGGCGGCGTCCATCTCGCAGATGAACAGCATCGCGGCCGCACCCGACTATCTCAGGACTGGCCCTAGCCGTGAGATGGTCACGGGCGCTCCGGTGGTGTTCGGTGATGTGCCGGAGTCTGCAGCGATGGGGCGGCAGGAGACGGTGGTGGACGGTCGCGGCAATCGAGTTGCCGTGCAGTACGCCGTGGTGGATGCGGCCGATCTGATCCCGTCTAACCGCGCAGATGGCACCCCGGTTGCCGAGTACGAGCAAGGCGCATCGGGCAAGTTGCGTGCGGTGGCCGGCAACGGCAGAACGGCCGGCCTGAAGGAGGCGTACAACCGGGGCACGGCAGGTGCCTATCAATCCGAGATGATGGCCGACTTGCCCAATCTCGGAGTTGATCCGGCTGCGGTGCAGTCGATGCAGCGTCCGGTCTTGGTGCGGGTCATGTCGCAAGATGATGTGACGCCCGACATGGGCGACCGCACGAACACGGCGGTGACGCAGAACCTCAGTCCTGTTGAGCAGGCGGCCAACGATGTGCGCCGGGTGGACGTTCGCGGGTTTGAGTTCACCGACGCAGGCGACCCGACGCCGCAGACGGTTCGTTCGTTCGTGTTCTCTTTGCCGGAGTCCGAGCGCGGCAACTTGCTCAACGCGGACGGCACGCCCACTCGACAGGCGGTTGATCGGCTTATGGGCGCCACATTCCGTGCCGCCTATGGCAATGATGGGTTGGTGCAGTTGTACGCGCAGGCCACCGACCCGGATGCGCGGTCGGTGATCAACGCCGCGGCGATGGCGGCTGGCTCCATGTCCAGCCTGGTTGGGTCCGCCCCGGAGTTCGACATTCGAGGCGTGGTGTCGGATGCCATCGGTATGGCGGTCAACGCCTCTAGGCAGGGAGTTCGCCTCGCGGACTATGCGGCCAACACCGATCTGACCACAGACGCTTATGCGGCTGACATTGCAAGGTTCCTGGGTGAGAATATCCGCTCACCCAAGAAGATGGCCGAGGGGCTGCGGGCGATGGCGAACTTTGCCGCGCAGCAGCAGCAGGCTCTGGTCAGCAACGCCACCAATGCCGGCCTGTTCGGGGATCAGCCCACGGCCAGCCGCCAGGAGATCATCAATGCCGTCTTCGGACAAGCCAACGGTCAACCCCAAGTCGCTGCTAGAAACGCCGCAGTGGCGCAGGATGGCGGTCAAGGTGCTCAACGGGCAGCAACCGACCCAGCAGGAGCAGGACGAGTTTCAGTCGATGGCGCTGCAGGAAGCCAAGCGGCGACTGGACGAAATGAGCAAGGCTCAGACCAGCAAGGACTGACATCTCCCACGGTCGATCAGGTTCTGCAGCAGCAGGACCGTGCGGCCAATGAAGCGGAACTTGATCAGCGTGATCAGGTTCGACGCGAGAGCGAGGCGGGCGCCGATCAGTTCACGCTGCAGGCGCAGGATGGCCGGGTAGACAACACCGGCAGCCTGTTCTCAAACGACAGGGAGCAGCAGGACGAGGACTTCCTGCAGACCCTGTTTGGTGAAAGCGCGAACCAGGGTGGCACCGCGCCGCCCCGTGAAACCCCGCAGCAACGACAAGAGCGCCTGCAGCAGGGCGCGCAGAAGCTGCAGCAGTCGGTGGCGCAGGAGATTGAATCGGTCGAGGCGCAGATTGCCGACTGGTCGTCCCGCGAGTACAAGGGCAACAAGACCGCGATTGAGTTGCGCGGGGATGGGCCGTCCAATCAGGAGTCCCTGACGGTTGGTTCAATCAACGAGGGTCGGCGCCTGAAGGCCATCACCGGCCTGCGCGAATCCTCTGCCGGGCTCAAGCGACTGGCTCAGACGCTGTCCAACCCGCAGCAGGCGGCCTCGCAGATGGAGCAGTTCGACTCCATCATGGACGATGTCGAGCGTGACTTTGCCACGGGCGGTCGCACGATGTTCAAGACCCCGGATCAGGAGTTCGAATACCGGGTGCTGTCGTCACTTGGCGCGACCTCGCAAGCCGGCAAAGGCGCGGTGACTTCCAGTGGCTTGAGCAAGGCCATACTGCGCGCGGTCAAGCAATCCCGCGCACAAGGCAAGACCAGCAACTCCGCTTCCCGCCTGCCGACCGTGGAGGGCGTGGGCTCTGTTGTGCAGATGAAGGTCGGGCAGACCTTCCAGATCCGCGACCAAGGTCAGGTCCACCAGGTCCGCGTGGTAGATGCCAAGTCGGCAGGCATCTCGTCCAAGGCTCTGGACATTGTCGCCAAGGTGTTCGGCAAGCGTGTGGTGTTCGTGGACCCCGGCACCTTGGATGTGGACGGATTCGTGCGGCCTGACGACAACCGCAACATCTACATCAGCGTGCGCTCCAGGATCAACCCGTTGGCCGTACAGGGCCATGAGTTGACGCACCTGCTCAAGCGCGACAACCCGCAAGCCTACGCCGCCTTGGAGGCGGTGGTGATGCGCGAACTGCGCGAGGGTGCGGGAAAGAGCTTCTCGGCCTACTACGGCCCTGGCGCCAACACCGAGGAGTTGGTGTCCGACCTGGTGGGCAACCGCCTGATGGACAAGGATTTCCTGGTCAGATTGTTCGCCGAGATCCAGGCCCAGAACCCGCAGGGCGCGCAGGGCATCATCGCCAAGTTGGCCGCGATCATCAACCGGGTTGTGTCTCGGTTCATGGAGTTGTCCAAGCAAGCCGGCTTTGAGACGGACGCCTTGGTCAAGCGGGTGGCCCCGATTCAGGATGCGGTGCGGCAGGCTCTGAAGGAGTACGCGCTGCAGCAGGGTCTGCGGCCGGCTCAGATGGAGGTTGCGCTGGCGCGTGCGGGAGCGGGCTTGAGCATTGAGGGTGCGGCGCCCGTGCGGCGCAGTCCGGTTCGACCGGCCAGCGCGGATCGTGCAGACCTCAACCGTTCGCTCGGCGCGC